CCGGTTGGCTTTTAATCAGGCATATGGTAAAAGTCAGGGGGAAATTTTAGCTAATGAGAAAGAGTTACTACTTGCCAGGCAATTAGCAAACAGCGAAAAGTTTTTTGCAACCGGTGGGTTTACCGCGGCCGATAAATTAAAAAATGATCTACAAGATGCCACCCGCGCATATACCGAATTTATTAATGCGCAAACCAATGCGGGGAAAGATCAAAAATTGAATGAAGCAGACTATAACGCCCAAAAGGATTTATTACAATCCCGGTTAGATCTACTGAAAGAAAACTACTCAGAACAAAAACAGGTAGTTGATGATTATGTAAATTACAATAATGATATAACTGCAAAAGAATTACAGATAGATCGACTCAATGCCGATGAAAGAAGGAAACTTACTTTAGAAACTGCAACCATAACCGCCAATGCGCAGATTGATGCTAATAACCGGGGTTTAGAAAATGACCGGGCTACGCTATCGCAACGGATACAATTGTTGCAAAGCAATGCAGAACAACAAAAGAAGATCGCACAGGCCCAAAATAAAAGTATCCAAAACGATCCCGGCGTTTCAAAGAATGATAAGAACATTGCAAGAAAACAGTTAAAAGCAACCGAAACTAAAATTGAAAAAGACGGGGAAGAAGCTATAAGAAAGTTAAAAGAAGATTACAGGCGCCGGGATGTACAGGCTGAATTTACTAGCGCTAAAACGGTAATCGAAACCAGGATGAAAGCAAGCGACGATATAAAGAATAACGAAAACAGATCGTTAGAAGATCGTTTATTTGCGGCGTATGACTTCCTGCAAGCGCAGGAAACGATTATACAAGGCGAAGCTAATTTACAATTACAAACGGCCGGGCTGACCGCTACAGAACGTAAGGCCATAGAAGATGAAGCGAATGCTAAAATCTTAGAATCTAGGGTGCAGTTTTCAAAAGACATAAACGCGATTACATTACAGGATCTGGAAAAGCAAGGGGAAAACCGTCTGTCAATAGCCGATAAAGAGAATTCGGAAGCTATTCTTAAATTGAATGAACAACTTTCGACAGGCTTAATAACCTACAAACAATACCATGAAGAAAGATTAAAATTAGAAAATCAATTCGGAGCACTGAGTTTAGCGATCCAAATTGAAAATATTCAAAAGGTTATAGAAGAATATAAAAAACAGGGTAAGGACACAACACAACTTGAAACAGATATTGCAAATAAACAGAAAGAAATAAGTGACGGATTAACACAACACCTGATCGAGAATTTAGAGAGAGTACGCGAACGACAAATAGAAATGGCCGGAGAGTTGACCGATCTATTTGTAACGTTAGATGCAGAAAGTGGGGAAAGGGAAAAAGAAAAAATAGACGCACAAATAGAAGAAATAGAAAAACGTAAGGAAAGGGAAACCGCCTTTGTCGAACAAACTATCCAGAACGAACAGGCCAAAGCCGAAGCGCTTACGGTTATAGATCAGAAAGCACAACGTGATAAACAAGTATTAGCTGACCGACAGAAAAAAATAGATGCAGATAAAGCACGTACCGATAAGTTAGTTGCCGTCGGTAAAATCGCAGGGGATACCGCACAAGCGGTATTCAGATTATCAGCTGATGCGGCAGCTGCAAAAGCTCAGGGGGCATTGTTGGCATCCAACCCGGCTACCGCTGTATGGGCGCCTATTGCATACGCAGCCGCTGCAAGCATAGCAACACAAATACCTTTGGTAATTGGTTTAGGCGCCGTACAAGCAGCAAAAGTATTAGCCGTGAAAGCATTCAGGTACGGGGGTACGACAACAGAAGATGGAACCGTATTAGTTGGAGATGGTTTCCAATCGGAGTTTGGTGTAACGAAAGATGGCCGGGTGATTAAAACACCTCCCGTTCCAACGCTTATGAATATGGAAGCCGACACAACAATTTACCCTAATCAAAAATCCCTCGAAGCGGCTATACTTCAGGATGTACACAGCGGACCGGTATTAACTGATACAGGTACGCATTTCCGATATATGACCGAAAAACTAGGTGGGAAAATAGATAACGTTGGTAAGATAATTAAACGCAAGAAAGAAACACACATAAACCTGCCAAAGCAGGGATGGGAGATAATGACCCGATCAGGAGGTAATACGTATGAATATCTAAACCGGAATTTAAAGTAATGGAAAACAGGGGTTGGTTATATTATCTTTTAAATAAAAGTGGACTGAGCTATTATAAAAAAAATGGCATAGTTCAATTAAGCAGTTTACCCAAACCGTTAAAGTACACTTCAGACGGTTGGCAAGATATCAATATAGGATGGGAAAGGAGTTTGGAAACGTGGGGTAATAACCGAAATTTTAGTTTACCACAGGGGTTTGTATTGGATGGTGCTGAAATATTAGGGGAGATATTCCATACAAAAAATATCGAAGAAACCGTATACCTTCTAATCCAAAAGCAAACGCTGGTTATAACACCAACCGAATATTATTTTTTCTATAAGTATTTTTATAAGGGAGAGCTAGACTTAACAACCGCGAAAGATACGGAAACTAAGTTCACCGTTAATATAATGGAAGGCGGGTTAAGTAAATCATATAAAGCTTATGAATCTACGAAATTCGAGATCAGCCCGGTGGATGTTAAAATAAAAATGGATGGTTTCCCATTCCGGGGTACCAGAAGATTTGTGGTTATTGAACCAGCATACAACCACGCGATTTCTATCGGGGTACAGGAAATGATACCGATGGTGGAAACAAGCAGCGAAGGAAATTTTTTCAATTGGTATTTTAAACCAGAAGCTGCAAGTACAACGGATGTTGGATATAGTTTTATTACATCCTATGATATCGTTACTGATCCGGACGGGAAAGCGAATGGATCAGTAACGGCTGACTCCGAAGTAGTGTTTCACATGGAAGGTACCATTCAAAAAAATGTAACCGGAGGTGGACCTTTCGGTAATCGGGTAGGGTTAGACGTTAATGTAACCACAAGTTTAGGTAGAGATTTTACACTATTCTCTTTGAATCATACATTCGCTTTTCCTGGGGATACCTGGAAATTTTCCGTTGATTCGGCGCTTACGCAAATATTTAAAGACGAAAAGTTTTATGTATATACCACCCCTAACGCCAATCAAAGTAATAACGTTTGGGAGTGGAAAGACGATGTTCGTTTTGAATACCAAACCAGGGACGTGTATAAGACAACATTCGTAGACGCTAAAAGAGCGGTTATATTTTATAGTGACCTGGTGGATAAGGTCAGCGGCGTAACGGGGAAAGCGGTAAGTTCATTATTACAAGCCCATCAAAATTATACAATCACTTCCGGGGATGCTGTTAGAGGTATAGAGAATGCCGTTGTGAAAACGTCCCTTGTTGATTTTAGGAAAGCGTTTGATGTGGTAGAAACTGCGGGCGTTGGTATTATAAAAGACAAATTATATTTAGAAGAAAAATCTTTTTTTCTTAAGGATGAAAACGTCATCCCACTAGGTCATATAAAAAAGCCGGAAATAGAAGAAGCAAAAGAGTTATTAGGTTCTACCTTCAGTATTGGTTATAATCATAATGATTCAGATGACGTAAACGGCAAGCTATCATTTAATAACACATCAGTATATACGCTTCCAATAAAAAAAGTAACTACGGGAATTGAGAAGATAACAAACTATATCACCGATCCATATGTAATCGAATTGTATCGGGCTAATTTAGAAGGGAAGAAAACAACCGATAACAGTAAGGATAATTCCGTAATAATTTTAAACATAGATTACGATAACCCGCAAACGTTAGCTGAAGAAACGGACGGCTTACCAGCTGGAACAGTTTATTATAATTTAAAACGAGAAGCATACGACTCCATTACGGGGGTGTTTAATGGTGATAGGCTATACAACATAGCTGATCTAACGCCCGCACGTTTAATGGAAAAACATATGCCGTATTTAAATAGCATTCTCTATAAATTCGAAGGGGAACAAATTGTTTTCCAAACTACTGATAAAAATAGAGAATTAAGAACACAGGCAGGGGCAACCATATATGATGAAGATGCAAACTATATTATAGACGGTGTTAACCGATATTTCAAACCGTTGTTTTTCACCATAACGCCACTAGCCAGTAACGAAATTGTTGAATTGTTGGAAGATAACCCCAACCGGTGTTTTAGTTTTATACACCCTAACGGATTAACCTACCGGGGATTCAATATTAAAGTAGGTGTGGCCGCGAACGATTTGGAAGAACAGGCGTTTAAGTTACTTGCAGTAGCGGATCAAGATTTGACAACTTTAAAAAATTGGTACTGATGGGTAGAATAATATTGCCGTTTGCAAATCCTGTGAATTTAATTGAGGCGTCCCCGGTGGAACTACCCCAATACGTTAGTAAATTTATCGATCAGTACAGATGGTTCGAAAGGTTGTCCCCGCAACAACAATCGATAAAACCTTTTTACCAACCGTTCCAAAATTCCGACGTTATATCAACCCAATTTCAAAGTAACGTTGGCGTGGCAAGTATATACTTAAGGAATTGTAAAGGACACATAATTGACAGTTTTGTTGCAACACAAAAACAGCGAAACAAATATGATATAGATTATTATATTTATGAATCACATATAGCGGGGACTCCTTACCCGCCTGGTGTTTATTTTTTAACGTATTCTTTCGGTGATGTAACAACGCTTATTTCAGAACCTTTCCAAATAAAAGAAATACACGATAACAGTTTACTGTTTCAATATAAGCACAGACATTTCAAAGGGAAGATGATTTACGAAACCGGTATTGAACCGTGGATAAGGGTTACCGGTTATTTGAAAAAAGGAACTCCGGTTAGTAAAGACACCATGTATGAGGATCAGGTGTTAGATATGACACTGATCAAAAGCACACCCTACCGATTATTTGTTTTAACGTTGGAACAGATACCGGATTGGATGGCTGAGATTTTTAATGAGATATTGGGGTGTTCAGATGTGCGAATAGATGGCCGATACTTTACTAAAAACGGAGACGATGCGAAATTTGAAAAAGACATAGAATCTTATTATGGAGCGTTAGCAAACTATACAATAGAATTAAGAGAGAGTATAAACCGAAATGCTAAGATCATCGGTGTTGATGAAAACACGAATGAGGAAGTAACTATAATGTTGAATGTTGATAGCAAAGGTTTCGCTGACACATCGGAAGAAGCAAGCAGCAGCGTGGTAACATTTGTTGATGTAGAATAATATAAAACAATGGCAAAAATATTTGTATCATATACAATTGTAAGTACCGGTAACTGGTTTTTAGTAATTAGAGAACAGGATGCTTTGGCTGAAAAGTATAGAAGCCCGTTACTAGTCCCGCCACACGGTTTGCGAAATGTGGCGGTAGATAATCTTAACCCGGTCATGCATCAGGTTGAGCTTTGGACTACCCTAGACGGTGTTACCCTGAATACCATGCGCGGCCGGTGTGAAATAGACGCATCTCAGTATTCAGACGTAGCCTTTGACACTATAACATTTATAGCAGGCAGAGGTTTAGGTGCACCGCACTATGATCCAGCACCAGACCCAAATGACCAATACGACAATGAAAATTTAGCGGGCGAAGATTACATAGTTTTCAAACCTGGTTTTGGACCGCTTATATGGGATGTGCATATAGAAAAAGTATTGACGGGCGGTTTTAAATACATTAACGGGCAAGTGTTTGGAGACGGGGAAGAATACACGTTGATAGTTAATAATGCAACAACTGCACAGGTTACCCAATCAGGTAACGGGTATCCGGAAGGGGTTGTTGAAATTAATAACAACGTGGATTTATCGGCTGTTCATTATAAAAAGCTTTTAGAAGTAACCGCCTCAATGAACATTACGGTTACCATACCAGATATAGATACCATACCAGATGGTACGGTGTTCGGCGTTAATACGCATAGCCTACCAAATGCAAATTTAAAATACGTAACACTGCAATTACCTGTCGGGAAATACTGCATGGTAAACGGTCAACAGGAAAACGCTGTGTACGTAGGCAGGGCTGAAGAAATAACATTAATAAAGAAAGGGGACTACCTGCGGATTGTTAATTGGGACGGGGACTATAGACGGGTGGGGCAACGTGCAGACGGGGACGGGGTGGCGCCAACGAACAGTTTACCCCGTACAGGTGGGTGGTATTCACAATCCCAGTACCCCCGTATTTTCAATTGGCATGTTCTAAAAATACCACTCTCCGAATTAGGTACCGGCCTCGATGATAGTGTGCCGGATGAGGCGAACCGGGCCAGATGGATTATCGGCGCTACTAAATTTTGGGTACCTGATCACGGAGGGTACGTTACCAGGGTGTTAGATCCTAATGCAGACGTAGACCCACAAGGGGGTAGCCGCGTAGCCAATAGTTTACAATTAGATGATAATAAAGAACACAACCACGTTATCGCGCCGTACAACCGGGCTATCGCGCGGGCGTCGGATGTGGACAATACGAATACCCCCAGCGGGGTTGATAGTTCAAACCCAACAACCGAATATCGGGTAGCTGCAATGGATTTAGCAAAATGGGGGTTAGCTACTATTGTAAATTCAGGCGGTTCTGAGGCGCGGATGAAGAATGTGGCCGCTGCCGGATACGTAATTATTTAAATTGTTTTAATTCAAATCTATGTATAAGTTTCTTTTTTTATTAGTTGTTAGTTTTACATTTATACAGGCCGGTGCACAGGTAGGGAAACCCCGATCCGCTTTGCAAATAAATACCGCTACCGGGTACGATATGCAAAATTCAGGTACCAGGGGAATGAATTATATTCCTTTAGATACTTTAAGTAACAGCGATTCAGGCGCAATCGCTTTTAAGAACGGAACCTTTTACGGTAAATACCCAAAATGGAAACCGTTAGGCAAAGGTGTTAAGTTAAACGACAGTACTATTATTGTAGGCGGGGATACTATTGTGATAGGCGGAGTCGGTGGCCGTCTTGGTATAGAAGATGTAACAGGTATACAGGACCGGTATTTAAATATGCAAGGCCACGCGTTGCAAATTGACAGTATAACTGACTTAAATTTAATAACAGCTGTTGCCGGTACTTCGGGTCAATTAGCACTGAGTAATGTGGCTAAGTTATTTTCTTATGATAATGTCGATGTACATAGCATAACATTATCGCCTACGCTTATGTCTATTAACGGAAGCACAAGTACCAGCCCGCCCAAAATTTGGGTTCAGGCGTCAGATAGTTTAAAAGTTCCTTCTCCATCGTCTATAGCCGCTTGGCATAATGATACACTAAAGGCAGTAAGTATTGCCGACCTAACGGGATTGGTCGGCGGCGGCAGCGGCTCAGGCTTAAACGTCTACAATACAGATAGTACCTTAGCGGACAACCGAACTATTACGCAAGCTGGCAGGTACTTAAGATTCCAAGACGGCGTAGACTACACTCAGTTCAACGGGGCACTTCAGACGATCCAACCAGATAGTGCAGGATCGTACTATATCATCAAAGAAATTAAATGTCCATTTGGTGGTTTACCAGCGGAAGGTATATTAAGCTGGTATGAGGGCATTGGGTTTAATGCGCAGGCCCCCGGTAGACACAATTACCCACGTATGGAGGGGTGGAATTTAGCGCCAGGCGGCGGAGCTATGGTTAGCGGATTACCGGCTATAGGTAATAGTTATGAACCGCATTACTTGCCAGATGTAGGCAGTCCAACATTATGGTTAATGGAAGCCCATGATTTTTATATCGACCCAAACGGTACACAGTGGCGGTTAGAATCTACAACAATAAATACAAGAGATAGCAGTTGGAATAGGTATCACGTAATACCTGCATGGTCTTTAAGAAGTACTAACCATACCGACTACTTTTCTTTGTCAACTGCCAATAGATCTGACCACACTTCTATAATGGAATTGCAGTCTGGAAACATGACAACAAAGGTTCAACTTATTGCCAATGGCACAGAGGATGCTGTAAATTTTAAATCCGTATCAGCGGGCCAATTGCAATTTACTGATTGGCTTAACATAGATTTTGGGAATGGTAACGGATATGATGTAACTAATAATATTTGGGGTGTTACAAGATTTTCGCAAGGATTCGATATTGTAAGGGCAACAAATCCTTACGGAATTAACTTTAAAAATAGCGCAGGAGGGAGCGCGGACGCATCGTTTACGGTTGATGCAAGCACAGGCGAAGTGCGAAACTATGCAGGGGGCGGGTACTATAATTCGTTATACGGCGGCGGTGTAGAGGCATTTAGGGCAAGCACAACAGGCAACATGCTTGTCGGGCAAACGACAGATAACGCAGATGGTAAGTTGCAGATAACAGGGGCTACGGTATATAATGGCACAGACGCAAACGCACTACATATAAAAGGCAGTAACGCGGGAAGAAGATCAATAATAATAGATAATTCAGATGCTACTGCCAGTGCTTCCTTATATGTAAGAAATAATAGAGCAAGTTTTGACACATATGGCGGGATGCTAACCGGCGGAAGTAGTGACCCAAACACGTTATTTGGATTATCCGTAGCCGATCGGTCGTTTTTATTCCAGGCGGGCGCAAATGGTACCGGATTAGCATTAGGCACACTAAACAATCAGGCGTTGTATTTCGGAACCAATGACACCGAACGCATGCGCATCACAGAGGCAGGCGCGATTACCTTCAATACATCATCCAATTCATACACGTTTCCAGCCGTGCGTCCAGTATCGGGGGAATATTTAGGGTATAATAGTGCCGGTGTGTTAGGGTGGAGTACTCCACCAGCGGGCACCTCCTACACCTTCACTAATGGGTTAACCGAATCCGCTGGTACTGCGAAGTTAGGCGGCACTCTTACTGAAGCAACTACAATTACATCTGCGGTAGGCACAAGAACCCTTACCATAAACGGAGCTACTAATTTTGCGGATAACCCATATGGTTTTATAAGATTTACTAATTCCGGAACCAATAGTACCTTAAGTCTATCGAACACGGGGGGTGCATCGGCGTTAAATGCCAGCTCTACAGGAACCGCAGCTACTGTTATCGGGAACACAGGGGCGGTGATCGGCGGGACCGCTGGGCACGGCGCATCTATTTCAAACACGCAGGAAACACCATCGAGCAGCAATGTGCCACTGAACACATACAGGTATACGATTGCTAACAACAACGTGTTGCCTATCATAACTATTGGAAGACAAACCAGTAATGTTGCGGGTGGGACAACAGGGTTCGGCGGCGCTTTGCAATGGGTTGCACAGGTCGCAGGAGGTCCAACACAAAAGGAACAGGCTTTAATTTCGTCAGAATGGATTGATCCTACCGATGGTTCGTTAGACGCGGATCTTAGATTTTATACAGTTACAAACAATACGAGTACGCAAAAATTGTATATAGCAAATACTGGGGTAATTACTATAAGTAACCTTGCGGGCACTGGAACGAGAATGGTAACGGCTGATGCAAGTGGAAACATTAGTGTAGATGATCCGGTTACAAGTTTCGCGAAAGTATTAAAAGGTACCATTAATTGGACACCGGGGGTTGTAGCGGCTGGTAGCAGTACATCTACAACTATAACCGTAACCGGCGCGGCGGTTGGTGACCCTGTAACGGTAAGTAAAAAGTCCGGACAAAGCAATGGCGAAATATATGATGGTCAGGTAACCGCCCCAAATACAGTTACACTACGAGTTCATAACGTTAGCACAGGTTCGGCTAACTATAGTTCGGCGGCGGATTACAATGTTATCTTGCTAAAGTATTAACAATGCCAGAAAGCACAATCGAACAGCAAGACAAAACAAGAGCGGGTCAACGGCGTATAAATATAATGTGGGAGGCCACGCAAGGAATAATAGCCGTAGGAATAACAGCGGCGAAAATATACTGTAGTGTGCACCAAATAAAAAGCGATGAATTAACAAATGCCTTTTTCCTTATAGTAAGCATGTATTTCGTTAGAACCAATCACCATTTAATTGGAGGGGTTGGGGTCAAAGAAAGCAATGAACAGCGGTAAAATGTATGTAAATAAAATTCTATACTCACATTTTTTGATTTATATTTAACCTGATTTATGGTAACCTACTGAAAATACATTTAAAATTCAATGGAAAAAACAACAGGAAACAATAAGGCGAATGATTTAAAAATTGTGGCTTTCGATTGGGTATTTAAAGGGTTGATTGCTGTAGTTTGTTTTTTAGTAAAAGATATGCGCAATGATATAAAATTACTAATGCAAGCTGTGCCATCTTTGCAAGCTAAAGTGGATTACATAAATGATCAACGGTTGCTTGATAAATTTAGAACATTTCAACTTCTAACTGCAAAACAGGAAGATGAAATAACATATGATTCACTTAAACAAAAAAACAAAAAATAATGGCAACCCAGTTTAGTTCTAAAGGTTTGAGTAGACCCGCGCCTGCCTGGTGGCGTAATTTGGAAAGAGGTTTATTATTAGTTTTAATTCCCGCAGCCGTAGCGGTGATCAGTACCTGGCAATTCGCCAACGAAATATACGCGTTACGTTTACAATTAATAATTAACGTAGCACTGGTTGCCGTTATAAAATTCATTGGGATGATGCTGGTGGATACGGAAGATAACTATGTTTCCAATCTTAGCGAAAGTGATCAAAACAAAATATCTGATGTAAATAATCCACCTATAAAGGAAAAACCAGAAAACACAGGTACTTAGAATTAAAAATCATTTATATGGATATAATTAATAACATTACAAACTATTGTGATGGTGAAAAAATGTTAGACATACTCACTATTTTAAATTCAAAAATTGATACCATTATGACAAAACAGGAAAGATTCGACGCTATTTTGGCCCGCATGGATGTGGTGACTACCGACATTGCAGGTGATTTTAAAGCCTTTGTAGAAGAATACAAAGAAGGTACTGTAAGCGAGGAATCCTTAGCAAAAGCAGAGGCCAACATTACTACTTTGGAAGAATTGGCTAAATCAAAAGAGAATCCAATACCTGGCGAAACAACACCGCCTGTCACTGATTCGAACACTGGCAGCGATACAAACGTTTAATTCTTAACCAGGCTAACCCGCATCCCTACTGATGCGGGTTACTTTTATTTTATCTACCATGAAAATTCCAGCGCGTTGGGCTTTTGCCGGGGTATTGACCGGCATCATTCTTTATATGCAATTATGCGGGACTAAGGAAATTACGGAAGCACAAATAAAAGAAAGTGTATTTTTTAAACAGCTTGAACAGAAAGTACGTGATACGTCGATGTATTACGAAACGCTTTTAAAAGCCGATAGTATCAATATCGATCTGGCAGTTGCTCAAGCTGAAAGATCAAGCGAGAAAGTATTACTGTATGAATCACAGTTAATAGATACGAGAACGCTGTTAGGCGTGTTATCACAACAATTAAAATTAGCCCGGAAGGATACAACAGATAAACACAAATGGGTTTCCGTTTCGCCACGTTACGTAAACGCATGTGATTCATTTGAGATCGTAGCTATGGAACAGGATCAAAGGTTAGGCGGGTACCTGGTGGAAAATAAAAAACTTGCAGCGGATATATTTATCCAAAAAACCGCCTTCGAAAAAGCACTCGATAATCAAAAGAAATTTAACCGGGCTTTACAATTTCAATTAGATACTTGTTTAGATAAAGGCAAGACTGTTGAAGCGCTACCTGAAAGACGTACACAGGTGTACCTAGGTGCGAACCTATACGGAAACAAACAAGATATTATTTCAGGCGGGCAGGTATGTTTGACCTTGCTTACAAAAAAGCGAACTATGTTCGAAGTGAATGGTTTACTGATCAACGATAGAATACATGTGGGGGCAGGTACTAAAATATTAATTAGCTTTAGACGTAAATAAACCGGGGACGGGGTTTCCGAACACAATTTAATATGAAATCAGTAATTAAATATGAAATTTACGAGATAACAGAAGGCAAAGGGTATGCTGATGGTAAATCCGTACCAATGAAAATCGCAAAAATGCACGTTGTTTCAACGCAAGATAAAAACGACCCCAATTACGTGTATGGTCAGGTTTCAGGCGGTTCATACCAGGAACTTAAAACCACTAACGCGAACGTCTTCAATACCTGGTTTGTTGGCGCTATTGTTACCTGTGAAATGGAAGTAGAACCCGCCAAATAAAAAAGCCTTCCATAAAAATGGAGGGCTTTATTCATGATTCGGGATAGACCCATTAATAATAGACCTTTCAAACTTAAACAAAAATAATCAGTATGAAAAATTTTATTAAGTTCTTCTTAGCGGGGTTGGTGTTACTCGCATTGCCTGTTGTTCTATGGAACGTTTGGTTTTTGGATTATGTAGATAAACAGGGTAAGTTAGTACCGTTCTTACTGACTCCTGTTTTCGCATTTGTATGCGCAGCAATTATAGTTGGTATGAGTGACGTTGAAGATAAACCTGTGATTAACGGAACCATTAACCCTTTTTGGGGTTGGTTTATCGGTTCGTTGTTAGTGGGCATTATGATCGTGCTTTTATCAAATACCTGATACCATGATTTACAAAATACCAAAGGGTGGACACCGCCCGTTTTGGCCACAATGGGGTTTCTGGTTTCATCAAAAGGCGTTTACCTGGGACGTATGTTTTCAGGAATCCTGCCGGTATGACGTAGGTAGTGTGGATCAGGGGGATTATAATAAATTATGTGGCGTTGGTTTCTTACCCCACCATCATGATGATAGCGCTCGTTTTGGTTGGCGGTTTTTAAAAGAAAAAGGAACTATTGAATTAGCGGGGTACTGCTATGTAAACGGGGTTCGGCAGGTAACGGTTATAGGTGAATGCGAAATAGATATAACGTACAGAATACAATTAATCTGCACGTCTGAAATGTATATGTTCAGTATGCACGAAAGAGCGGCCGACGGGTCTTTAATATCTCACCGGTTTATATGGGCAAGCATTCCAACCACTAACGCCCGTAAGTTCAAATATCGATTAGGGTTATACTTTGGCGGGCATAATGAGAAGTTAGGTAAAGACACCCCCGCACCGCATGACATTTATGTTGGGCTTTTAAAACTAAAAGAATGAGAAAGATAACGCACATTGTGCTACATTGTACAGCTACCCCGCAGACTACAACCGTGGAAAGTATTGAACGGTTTTGGAAAGCGCCGAAGCCAAAAGGCAACGGGTGGAAATTACCAGGGTATCATCATATTATAAAGGCAGATGGGACAATAGTTGATTTGTTACCTATTGAACAGGTAAGCAATGGGGTTGCCGGGCATAACGCTAATAGTATACACATAAGTTATATCGGCGGGGTGGACAAAAAAGGCAATGCAATTGATAACCGAACCGATGCGCAAAAGACGGCACAGATTTGCTTGTTAAAGAAGTACCACGCAATGTTTCCGGACGTGATAATTTGCGGGCACAGAGATTTCAAAGGAGTGTCGAAATCATGCCCGTCATTAGATACGGATGCCTGGTTAAAGAGTATCAATTTTTATAGTTAATTAGCGCTATCTTCACATCCACATTTTAATTAATTCCTGTGACCGGTTTTTCTAGTTTCCAATATCTCCTACTTCCTATCGCCCATCCGCTACACCGCTGTATTTCTATACGGCGGTTTTTATTTTAAAAAGAAAACCCGACATTGATATGTCGGGTGAAAGTTATAGAGCAACTTTTCGCTAAACCCCTAAACCTAAAAAAGTAAAGTATACGGTAACTTAAAATAAGTTATATACGCGGCGCCGTAGACTACTGCTAAAAATCCGATTGCAAGTAAAACTGTTTTCATGTTATTTGTTTTTAAAGGTTACTTTGTTTACGATTTGATTATTGATTAGCAAAGATAATGAAACAATTCAATCTACCAAATTTCCGGTTAAATAATTAAGTAAATTATATTTGGTAACCAAAAATTTGGTATCTTAGATATTATAAATTACTTTCGTAAGATGGACAAATATCAAGAATTAAAGCAGGCCCGACTTGAAAAAAGGGAGGTTAATATAAAAAGATCGCGGGCAATATGTCTTTTTTTTAAGAAAAGAAAAGATCTTAAAAAACTACCAATTTGTCAGAAGGTGGGGTATGATAGTAGCAACCTGGCAAAGTGCATCCGCAATACTAATAGACATATAGCCGCTAATTTTTTGTCAGATTTTGAAAGAGTATTGAAGGTATACGGTTTCATCCCATACCTTGAAGAGGACGCCGAAGGGGGGAAAGATTGATTCTCACGATAACTATATGTAGTATTGTGGCTATTCTGGAAAAAGTTACTAGCAAAAGCCGCAAAGCCTTTATTAAATTAAAGGAAGATGAATGCATTTTTCACAATCAAAAATAAATCATGAAACTGAAATTGGAAATTGAATTTGAAACATTTGGAGAAATGGTTGCCTGGGCTGAAAATCCCGACTTTGCAAATCTTAAAGCGGTTCAGGTATCCGCCACTGCGAACCAGGCGGCGAAAGCTGCTAAAGCTGAAGCTAATGGCGAAGTTAAAGCGACGGAATCAGATTTGCTGGGACAAATAAAAGCCGCGGGCATTGCTCTTTCTAACAAAGAAAGATATGACGGTGTGCAAGCTATTCTAAAATCTTACGGTGTAGTTAAAATAACTAAGATCCCAGAAGAAGATCAGCCGGAAGTTTTGAAAAAAATGAACAAGATGTTAGATGCCGATGGTGTGAAATATAAAAAGATGTTGGAAGCATTGAATAAAGTTGATTAATTAATTAATTATCTTTCCGCTATGCTAAAAAAACATGCGCTCCTATCCGCATCGGGTTTAGAACGGTGGATGACTTGTTCACCATCTGCAAAATTAGAATCTAAGTTAATAGACGTATCTTCCTCGTATGCGGATGAGGGCACGTTAGCGCATGAGTTATCAGAATTGTTAATAGGTTACGCAGTGGGTAAGATCGACAAACACCAATACGAAATTGACTTAAAAATAATTAAGAGTCGAAAGTACTATAGTGTTTCAATGCATGAACATTGCGACGATTTTAAAACCTATGTGATAGAAATCTATAACACATGCCGGGTAATCGATCCACACACGGTTATTTTTTTAGAAACAAGGTTAGATATCAGCGAGTTCATACCTGAAGGATTTGGAACGGCAGATATAATAATCCTATGCGCGGGTAAACTGATTATTATAGATCTTAAATACGGGCAAGGTATAACGGTTGATGTTGAAGACAATGGCCAATTGAAAGTATATGCCTTAGGAGCGCTTCGCAAATTTGATTGCATATTTGATATTGACATTGTCGAACTTCACATTTACCAACCTCGAAAAGATAACATTTGCTCATGGCAAATAAGCACCCGTAATTTATTAAAATGGGGTATGGAAGAAGTCATACCCGGCGCATTAAAAGCATGGGCGGGAGAAGGGGAATTCGTACCGGGTGAACATTGCAGATTCTGCAAAGTAAAAACCAAATGCGCGGCTTTCTCTAAATTTGTTGATGACTTGTATAAGCCAAAGCTATTGCCCGGTATGATGACACCTGAACAAATTTCAGAAGTATTGCGTAAACATGAAATAGTAAAAGAGTGGTTAAATTCGGTTTACGAAATGGCTTTGATTGAAGCCGTAGAGAAAGGGGTAAAATGGCCGGAATTTAAATTAGTGGAAGGTAAAAGCAACCGTATTATATCGGATGAAATAAAAGCAATTGAGATTTTACAGGCTCAGAAATTAGCTAAAAGTGAATTCATGCGAACCAGTTTGAAACCATTAGGTGAACTCGAAAACCTGGTGGGTAAAAAACAGTTGGCAGTTATTTTAGAACCTATCCTTTTAAAACCTAAGGGGAAACCTACGTTAGTCCCGGTTTCGGATAAGCGCGAAGAAATTAACAGCGCAAAAAATGCTTTTCACGATTTAGAGTTTGACACTTTAGATGATTAATCAATTTTTAAAATTAAATACAAATGTCTACAAGTATTGTAATCGGCCCTTGCAGGCTTTCATTTTTTCATGGTTGGGAACCAAAAGCCCCGAAAGGAAGTACGAAACTTCAGTATAGTACACAGGTACTGATTGATGTGAACGATAAGAAAAACATTGACGCGATCAACCAGGCCATAAACGAGGCAAGGGAAGAAGGTAAAGACAAGTTAGCCGGGGTAAAGGCGAATAAATTACGTCTACCGTTGTATGACGGTGAGGATGAATTCCCTGGTGATCCGAATTACGCGGGTATGATGTACGTCAACGCTTCGAATACCCGCGCACCTGAGATCGTTAAAAAGAAAAACGGAAAGATTACACCAATCATTGAAGAAGACGAAATGTACAGCGGCGTGTATGCGTTCGTACATGTAAACTTTTTCGCCTATAATAACGTAGGACAGGGGGTAGGTTGTAGCTTGCAGTCCATTATGAAGTACAAAGACGGTGAAAGATTGGACAGCCGTATCAATGCCGAAAAAGCATTTGAAAGCGTTGATTTCGAAACCGAAGAAGATGCCACCGGGGGTAAACTTACGCCGACTAAAAAAGCGGATGCCATTGCAACTGCTCCAAAACAAAATAATAAAAAGGTGGCCGACGCGTTTGCAGATGATGAAGACGGCGAAGAAGTAGACCCGTTTGCAGATTAAATAGTTAAAGAAAGTTGGTTGTAATTGTTAGTTGTAATTGTTAGTTGAAATGAAAGGGTGCTAAAATTTATTCGTAAGTTTAAGCGCCCTTTCTAATTTTATTAATATGGAGATTTTAGGAACGATCAGTATTGATATAGAAACGTACAGTGACCGGGAGTTAAAAAAATGCGGCGTATTTAAATACGCGGCTTCTCCTAATTTCGAAATATTAAGTATTGCATACTGTTATGATGATGGCCCTGTGCATTGGGTGGATCTGACAAAAGACCCTTTCCCGCAGCAACTGGAAATAGATATACAAGACGTTCGATATATTAAAACCTCTTACAACGCGGCATTTGAATTAGAGTGCTTAAGCATACGTTTTAAAACCCGATTAGACCCCCGGCAGTGGCGTTGTACGTTAGTAAAGGCAGGGATGTTGGGCCTGCCCATGAACCTTGCAGAAGTTTCAAGAGTATTGAAATTAGTAGAGGGGAAATTAGAATCAGGGGTAGCGCTTATAAATTATTTTTGCAAACCATGTACGCCCACACAAGCGAACGGTTTTAGGACGCGTAACCTACCGCATCATGCGCCTGAAAAATGGGCTGAATTTATGCGGTATATGGTACGAGACGTTGTAGCCGAAAGAGGGTTACTTAAAAAAATCAGTTGGTTTACCGTGCCGGCTAAAGAACAAAAACTTTGGGAACTGGATCAAAAAATAAACCGGTTAGGTGTTGCTGTTGATATCGACCTTATTAAAAATGCGATTAAAATAAATGAAGAATATCAGGCAGTATTGATAGAAGAAGCGGTAAAGATAACAGGGCTGCAAAATGTTAAGAGCGTGGCACAATTAAAAAAATGGTTGCAGAAAGAGGCGGAAGATGATCCAGATGAACTACACGAATTTGATGGTAAAGCCTCTTTGAAATCTGAAGATCTACCTGCGTTAATAAAAAAGTTTGACAGTGAAAAAATAAAAAGGGTTCTACAGATAAGGCAAGAAACCTCCAAAACCTCCATTACTAAATATGCCACCATGTTGAATGCGGCCGGTGATGACGGGCGGGTAAGAGGTACTCTACAATTTTGCGGTGCAAATCGTACATGGAGATGGGCGGGCCGGTTGATCCAACCGCACAACTATCCTAAAAATAATATGAAGGAGTTGGACCTTGCACGTATGGCAGTAAAGACCGGTCAGATGGGGATAGTTAACGCCTGTTTCGATTCAGTGTCACACGTACTTTCGCAATTATTACGAACTGCATTCATCCCGGCAAAGGGGCGTGAATTTATAATTGATGATTACAATTCTATCGAGGCCCGTATCCTTGCCTGGTTAGCAGGTGAGGAATGGGTGTTAGATGTTTTCCGGGGCCACGGGCTGATCTATGAGGCAACAGCCGCTAACATGTTTAAAGTGCCCATAGAGACGATCGGTAAGAAAAGCCCGCTACGCCAAAGAGGCAAGATTTGTACGCTTGCATTAGGCTACCAGGGCGCAGTCGGGGCATTACTGAAGATGCGTGCATTAGAAATGGGTATACCTGAAAACGAATTACCCAAGTTGGTAACCCAATATCGGCAGGCAAACCCGAACATAGTACAATTCTGGTACACACTACAGGACAGCGCTATAACCGCTATTCAGACGGGTGAAGTGGTCCCTGTGACAAAAGGGATACGAATGCAATACAAACGAAATTGCCTTTTTATTACGCTGCCTTCCGGGCGGGATCTGGTATATTGTAACGCATCAATCAGCGGTAATAACCTCACCTATTGGGGGGTTAATCAAACAAAAAAAACATGGGTCAGACTTGAGTCGTATGGTGGGAAATTAGCGGAGAATATTACGCAGGCAATTGCCCGCGACATATTGGCCGAAGGGCTGTTAAATTTAGATGCACACGGGTATGATATCCCGCTACATATACATGATGAAGTGTTAATTGAACATCCGGAAGATCAGGGAGATTTAGCAACTGTTAGCCGGTTAATGTGCCCGCCTATCACATGGGCTAAAGGGTTGCCCCTGTCCGCTGAAGGGTTCAAACATCGGTACTATAAAAAAGAAGATTAAATATAAGTTACCGAAAATTTGGTAAATTCAATAGACTGGATTACTTTTATAAAAATCATTTGAAAATATAGAAGATGCAGACCGTTCAAACTCCTGATCAAGTAGCATTCACTAATTTATTCCTGAAACATAAAGCGTGGGTGTGTGCCATTATTCGAAATACCGGTGCTAGTCCTGATGATTGGGATGACATGTATCAGGAGATTGCATTACGAGCCTGGAAAGGATTTGCTAATTTTCGGTATGAATGTACTTTCAAAAGTTGGTTGGGTAGAGTAGCTAAGTATACACTCATTGACCGGTTTCGTCGGCTAAAAGATAATATTATTCACCTTTCGCATTTTAATATATTTTTCGATATCGTTGATGAACCTTATGCGGAACATCGGTTGCCAGTAATTGAATCACTGTCTGAAGTAGAGCGACGAACTTTAGATTTCATTCTGCAAGGGCTTTCATATCGTGAAATAAGCGAACAACTGGGTGAGCCTGAAAACCGAATACGTGTAAGAATGCACCGTTTAAAAGGTCGATTAAATAAAAGGTACGGTAAAAATGATAGTGACAATAAATACTGATGCTTCATTTAACCATGACTATAAAATAGGCGCATACGCCTACTGGATAGTGTGCGACCGGGCACGTTTTAAACATGCCGGGGTATTAAAGAATTGTCAGAATAATATTGAAGCTGAAGTAAAAGCAATTGCAAATGCATTAGCTAAACTTAACACATTAAATTGGACAGATATTTATTTTGTTATAATTAACACCGATTGCATACCTGCAATAAATTTAATTAAGGAAGAAGGCAAAACAAAAGTTACCGGAACCCTTGAAGCACTGGAAGCAATTAATAAGTATGTTACCGAACTGCGAATAAAAAGTAAAAGTCAATTTAGTCAAAAACAATACGTTGATTACCGTCATGTGAAAGCACATAACGGGACACCGGACACCCGCAGTTATGTAAATAATTGGTGTGATAAGGCCGCAAAACAAACACTTAAAAAATATATACAAAATGGAAAAAATAATAGAGCTGCTTAGTCAGGTGGTTATTGAGTTTAAAAAATTAAACATCGATACACCTAAATCAGAATCCCAACCCGTAAGGTGGAAAATAGTCGGTGATTCAATTGGAACTACCGAAGAAATAAGCGGGAACGTTGTGTGTGAAGCGCCGAAACATTGGAAAGATAGCATGGAACATTGGGAAAAGAATGCGAAACAGATTGTTTTAGTTCCGGAAATGATTAAGGTTTTAAAATTAGTTTATTCCGAAACCTACCATTTACATTATTTGGAACCTATGCGTGAAAAAATAGAGGATATTTTTAAAAGAGCGGGCGTTACTATGTAATTAGAAAAACCCGCTTACCTCTACCACTTTTTAAAACTTACCTTATGATAATAATTTATATCTTAATTGCCGTATTTGTAGTACTGGTTATTCTGTTAATAATTTTCGTAAAAAGAATATGGTTTAGAAACGATGATCCGCATATTGGCGATATTGATTACAGATACACAGAAAGACCATTTATAAATAAAAAATAAAATGGTATGGAAAACAGATCAAGACATTTCTTAAGTTACATCATTGCTATAATCGCTGCCGTATCTTTATTATTTGCGATAAGCGTTTTACTTTGTTCCTGCAATGGTGATTACGGTTCAGGCCATGAATTGAGATGGACAACCGATAGAACAGATAGCGCGGTATACGTGCGTTATAAAGATGACGCGGGAACCTACCACGCTTTCTTTATGAACTCCCGGCTTTTCGATAGCCTGTATAACGCGGGTGGGTATAGAGAAGTTTACGGCTATCCTGGTCCACGGTTAGTGCAAAGAACCCCGCGACATTATTCTAATTACAAAATGATGGATAGTGTAAATCCCTACATTCGGTATAAAACAAATTCTTTAAAATAGCTAATCAAGCAGAAGGTGAAATGTTTCTACATTTTACCAGTTTTTTAATCATAACCCAGCGCTACGTTTCTACGTTGGCGCTCTACTTTTAAAACAAACTTTTTAAATTAATAAACTACCACTCATGAAACATTTGCTTTTGTTACTGTTGCTGCCTTGTGTTTGTATTGCTCAAATACCGGACCCCAAACCAGGGACTTACGTAAACGATTTTACGCGGTTGTTGGATAAGGCTGAAATTGATCGTATCAATATAGCCATAAACGAGGTAGAGAAAAAGTATAGTGTACAAATCGCCGTAGTGCTTTTAAACGACCTCCCGGCTAATTACAACATAGAAGATTACGCACGGGAAGTAGGGCGCAAATGGCACGTAGGTAACGCCAGGAACGGGTTAGTGTATGTTGCTGCCATCAAGCAACGTAAACAGCGATTGGAAGTATCCGCAAATTTAGAAGGCAGTATACCGGACATTACTGCTAAACGGCTTACTGATAATGTGAAACCTTTCTTCCGTAACCAGGCTTATGGATCAGGTATTATGAATTTAATCAAAGAGATCAACACGGTCTTAGATCCGGTTAAAGAGGAACAACAGCAATTAGGTGCGCAGGAACTTAGTAAAAAACAGGAGTCGAATATTTTAATAGTTGCTGGTTTGGTGCTGTGTGTATTAGGGGTAATTGCCGGGGTAGCCTTTTTTATGGAAAGGAGAAGACGCAGACAAGAAAAACAGTTAGAAGAAATAAGAAATAAACACCGCGCCGAAGAAAGGGAAATCGCTAAAGCTTACCGGGAAAAATTATATGCCGAACGACTCAAAGACGAAAAGTTATCTAAGTTGCGGCAAGCGTATAGCGCCCCGTCAAAAATAAACGAAAACAAAAAGGAACAAAAAAATAAGGAAGAAGATAATTATACCCCACCTATAATCCCGATACCAGACGTAACGCCCACTTATAAAAGTCCTAAATCGGATGACAACAGTAGCGACTATGGTAATTGGGGCGGGGGTTCAAGCGATACAACTAGTTCGTCAGATTCGGGATTCAGTGGCGGCGGCTCATCGAATGATTGGTAAACTATGAAAATACCAAAAATATATTGGGTTGTTATCGGGCGGGGATATTTAAAATTGATTCACATTCACACCGGTTTCAATGATAGGTGTCTAATTTGGTATTGCCACGGAAAAATAATGGATGTACTATTTATAAAAATAACTGTATGCAAAAAATAATCTCTCTTTTTCAACGTAATTACGAGGGTGATCGACTGGTCAGAGATGAAGTAACATTCGGTGCTGACTGGGTTATATATGGCGAAGGCGTTGCAACTCGTAAATGGGACGGACTAGCTTTGATGTATAAAGAAGGTATGTGGTACAAAAGATATGATGCAAAAGCGTTTACGGTGGACGGTGATAAGAAACGAAATTATAATCGAAAGCCGCCTGAAGATTTTATACCGGTACAAGATCCTGACCCCGTTACCGGTCATTGGCCTGGATGGGTACCATGTGATAGAAATAACCCGGCTAATATGTTAATTATTCTGACTATTGATTTAGCAAGTCAGGTATTTTTGCCGGGTACATACGAGTTAGTAGGTCCGAAAGTAGGAACCAGGGGCGGCAGTAACCCCGAAAAATTAGATGAACATTTACTCATAAAGCACGGTGAACATGTGCTGGATGCCCCACGAACCTTTGATGAATTAAAGACGTGGTTTGCTGATAAAGATATTGAGGGTATCGTGTGGCATCATCCGGACGGACGAATGGTAAAGATCAAGAAAAAAGATTTTGGTTACAAAAGGTAAAAAATAAATTATGAAATTACTTGTGTTCGTGTTTTTGCTTATGGGTTTAAACGTTAGTGGTCAGGTTAATACCGATAGCCTATTTCATTCGGGCGGCGCGTTGCCTACCGATTCACTATCAAAGTATGCAACTGGATTCGTTAACATGATGCCTTATAACGACGTAATTGATACGGTTAAAGTAGTGTTTCTTATTACCCATTCAACGTGTCGTAAAGGCATAGCACATGCGGAGAAAGGGTATCTTATTAGAAATACTAGATCCGGAATTTGTATCGTAACTTTTTTAAATCGTAAGAAAAAACCCTTTGATGAAGAATCAATAATTTGGGATTATAAATATAAACCATGAAACTGTTATTACTACTATTGCTGCCAATAACCTCATTTTGCCAGACAAAACAACATCAGTGCCGAATAGCCGCTACCGTAACGAGGGGTTATTCTGAAAGCACGTTTGAAAGAAACGAGCCTTTCACACGGCATGAGTTTACTATTGAATATAATAGAATTAAGCAGAGTAAACATCCGTTATTTGTCGAGGTTGACAGTACGGTAATTTATTTCTACGCCCACACGTACAAGGACACGGTAGTGATCGATCCCAGTGGACTTGATAGCCTGGTTATAAAAAGCAAGTATATAAAGATATCAGGAATGCTATTTAAAAAGGAGGATAAACAATGACAACGCAAGAATTATTAGTTCCCCGCTACAAGTGCCTAGCGCCGGTTTTATTTAATCAAGATAATTTATATAATGTAGGAGATGTATTTACCGATGATGGCAAGACTGTACGTAACCAGCACGGTGATGCGGTATATCAAGTTGAATGGGGTAGATACCCGCACCTGTTCGAATCTCTCCCCTGGTGGAAAGACAGGAAGCCGGAGGATATGCCGGAGTATGTTAAATTTCGTGATAAATTTTATAAAGTATCAACGCCTTTAACAATTGTCGATGAATGGATATTTGTTGAAGATAAAAAAGAAGTTCCGTTAAGGAAATCCGCTCCCGTTACCAAAGAAGAATACGAATTATTTAGTCAAACCCCATTAAAATAAAGTTACCCAAAATTTGGTAAATTGAATATTAAGGTATAGTTTTACTATACCTTAAATTTTTATATATGGGTTGGGATACATATTAGTTCGGGCCGCAGATTGGCGGGTATTTTATGATAAGGAAAACGCATGGGCGTATTGGTCGGCCCGTAAATTTTTAGAAACGTGTGCAGAATTAAATTTATCAATTACTTTTAGCTGGTAAAATTACTATTATGAAAATCAATAAAAAACAATTACTCGAATGGATCAACGCGTTATACAGCGGGGAGTATAAGCAGATAAAGGCGCGGTTAAACAACGCCCAATCACCTAACCACAAAGCCGGGTATTGCTGTTTAGGTGTTGGCTGTAAATTGTTCATCCCTGAAGATAAATTACATTTTGATAGTTTGGGTCGAATATTGGGTATCCTTCCGGCCGATCAAATGTATGCCCCCGCATGGTTGAAAAAAATAAATTATGATTTCAACATGCGTACAGGTACAGCGTTAATTGAATTGAATGATGGTGATGATCAATACACTTTCGAAGAAATAGGTATGCTTTTACAACTTGTTTACGTTCATAAAATGTTAGATTGATATGAAAATCAATAAAAAACAAATGCTCGAATGGATCAACGCGTTATACAGCGGGGAGTATACACAGGCCAAAAACTTTCTACAAGATTGTGATGGTGCTGGTTATTGTTGTTTGGGTGTTGGTTGTATATTATTCATTCCTAAGGAAAAATTGAATATCGATGAAGATGGTATCTTGATTGGCAGTGTACCTACCAAAAGAAATCAACCTTTTGTGCCTGAATGGTTAAGTGGAATTGCTAACGATTTCCAAAGGGAAACCGGAACTTGTTTAACTAGTTTAAACGATAGCGGTAATTATTCATTCGAAGAAATAGGAATGCTTTTGCAACTTGTTTACGTTCATAAAATGTTAGACTGATATGAAAGCGTCAAAACAACAACTATTAAACGATCTGGATATCCAACCCTTTGAACCCGATGAAACCTATATCTCGTTGTTACAGATTTATTCTAATCTGTCTAAAGCTGGTGTGAAGAACGAACAGTACCGAAGGGTACGCAGGCAATTAACGGCGTTTGAAAAAGAATTATCGTCTTTTGAAATAATTCAAAATAGTAAATTGGCTTTTAAAAATTAAAGCTATGAGCAGGAAACCGGGTAACTATGTTGAATATACTATTTTTGGACTTAGGAAATTGGGTCGAACATATAACAGTGAGGAACCGATTAACGGTAAAACAATTGTTCACCTAGTAGATAATAATTTACACCCGATTTTAGTGGATGGGAAGCAGGTTAAACGGTTAGTAAGTCCCGAAAATTTGAAAGTGATCGGGTTTGCCGATTAAAAATATGGTAAGCAGTAATTACGCAGGGGCAGGTAACCTGTTTATAACTGTACATAAACATCAAATTTACGTACCTCCTATTGTTTTTAAGTACCTGCAACTGGTAGCCGGATTGCGGTATCAAATAGATAAAATCGAGGATGATTATTTTGCGCTATACCTTAAGTACGATGGGAATATGGTGTTGAAAAAGAAACCCGATAAAAGCGAATTTTATTTTGTAGCTCATAAACTATCAAGTAAGCCCTATCTTAGATTAGGCAGGTACCAATACCAGTTAGTAAACAAAAAAGATCATTTTATTTTTAAATTCGATTACACATGGATTTAGAACAAAGGCAACAGTTAGCCGCTCAATTACGTAAAGGTAATTACGTGTATTATGAAAAACCGGTGCACGTATCGTTAGGTGAATTATTTACCGAATTACCGGGGGCGGTCAAACTATCTACTTACGGAATACATCTGGTAGAGTGTGACGCGCAAACTATTGTTCACCCAATCCTACTTACACATGCGTTATTATCTGATTTTGGTTTTACCAGGAATAAAAGAAAAGAAAGTATACTTGTTATAAAAATACCGCCTATAGGTGTTCTAAATATTACACAAATTTTTGTTGATACATGGCGATTAAGTTTTTGTTATTCCAGAACCACCGCTCCAATACGTTATAACATTAAATATCTCCATCAATTGCAAAATTACTTTTACTTTTTATCAGGTGGTCACGAATTGGAATTTAAAAAGCCTGAAGAAACAAAAAACACCTGTGAAGACACCCCGAAAAATATAACAGCAAATCCTGATTATTCTTTTACATTTCAAACCGATAACGAAACGGCTGCTTTCTTAAAAGAATTTAGCGCTGGTAAATCATTCGTAATACAAAACATACATGCGTTCCATGCAATATTAAAATTATTGTGGGAAAGAGGGTACCGACCTTTTACTAACGGTATGTCCCGTGAAAGTACCGGCTGTTTATTTAGTTGGGAAGTTATAGCTAACTATGAAGATGTGTTACGGTTTCAATTACATTGGCCCGAATAATTAAAAATAAATTATGAAAATAATATTTTACAGCGGCGTACAATTGGAAGCTAAGGAGATTAATTTTACCCCTAACAGTGGGGCGTGTATCTCGTTATTTGATGGTGGGGTGTCCATTGTTCGTGAATTATATACCATTAAAGAAATCGTTACCCCAAAAAACGAATACGTGTTAACACCTTTACAGTGCGCATTAAAGGATTGTTTAGAAAAAATGGGCTACCGATACGACCGTGATCATTCGTTGGCCGTTTGCGCAGTTATATTTAGACACCCCGTGAGTAATGATTTTTGGGCATTTGGGTTGGGTGGCGGGATAATGCATAACCCTGAGTAATTAAAAACATTTTTAACACTTAAAAATAAATTATGAAAACAACTGTTGATTTAGAAAAAGTTTTACGCAGGCAACATAGTTTAGCCATAACCGATAAAGGGTTGTTGGCTATTGAACAGTTTGACCGGCTGCATGAAGCGTCTGCATTGGCAATACTTGAAAGGTCTGGTTTTAAAGGTACTTATGAGGAAGGGCAGGAACTTAAAAATAAAATGGAATCATATAACGTGATGGTAGCAAAATATCCTCCTGATAAAATCTTCCATATCACACAGATCAAAGCGATTGCTGAAAAATACAGATTAAAATTCCTACCTACTAAATACTACAAAGGTAGTGTACCGTCTGAATTGGGTCAGGTGTTGTGTGATCATGAGGTAAAATACGGGTTAAAAATATCTAGCGAAACTAGTTACATCATGGCCCCGTCTTCCTCCTTCAATTTAGAAGCCAAACCAAAAGACCCGTTACTCTTTCACCAATTAAACGATGACTATTATCTGCTTATGCATAAATGGGGTAACGATCTTAGTGTGTTCCGAAGCCTGATAAAGTATGAAATATTTATTACTGCCATTGGCTTCGCCTTATTGACTTACATAGTAACCCTGTGCTTAACAATGAACGCTCCTGCTACTGAATCAACTGGTCGATCAATTACTGCAATGGTTTTATCGGGGTTGGCTGCTTTCTTTGTTATAATATTTGGGGTTGATGTGGTACGATTCCGCTACAACAGTCCGGTAGAAGATTAAAGGTATTTATTACAATAAACAATTTTTATTTAATCATTAAAAAATCAACAATGACAGAACAGGAGGTTACTATTTTGGAAAGAATCGCACAAGTGGGAAAAGAAATTAAAACACTACCTCATTTAGGGGACAGTGATAAACAGTTTAAAAAGAAAGCTGTTCGACTTATCAATGATCTGCAAATGCTGATATTCGCGCGGGACGGGATGGGGGCCTATAAAAGAATCGTTGCGGGTGATATACTTAACATGGAAAAACATGTTAAAGTAACTGAACAACAGTGGGGTCGTAATGTTCCGGCGCCGTCGTTAGAAATGCCTAAATTAACCCCTGAAGAACTAAACGCTGAATGGGACAAGATTAGTGAAAAATTGGAAAAGAAAGAGGTAAAACAAGTACCAGGCCACACACCCATATCTGCTGATGAATTCAAAAATGAATTAAAAAGGTTAGCGGGGCTTCATGAAGGCGGTGATACAGGGGTGCCGGAAGTTTCCATACCTGCCAAAAGAAAATATAAATCTAGTGCGAGAAAGCCGGTTTTCTCAGAAACAACAAACGATATACAACCGGTCCGCAAAAAATACAAACCTCGTAAGAAAAAGCCGGTAGTTGCATCAACAACTAAAATAAAACCGGTAAAACGAAAAAAGCGACAACCAAAGAAAAAATAATCATGGGTCGTAAATCAAAAGCGATTTTTACACTTACTGAACAGACACATCCGAACGATCCTGCAATTAGAGCGGCTATACGTAAAAAACTAACAAACGTTAAACTTACCTTTTATCCCACCGATCATCTGCATGCTGGTTGGGTGCTAGAATGTGATCAGCTACCGTGGAAACATATGAAGATAAAAAGGGAAGATCTACCGCGAAAAATTAAAGCATTGCTTTAGGTGTGTATAATTTACCATTAATTTAATCACTAAACAAATATTATCGTATTAGCACAGTTCGTATATTAGCAGTCCTAACAAAGCAAAAAAGCGCATTTGTAGATAATGCGCTTTTTTTAATAACAGTACTATGAACACGACCCGAATAGAACTAAGCGTTGGAACGCACCGTAAAGATACAGCATGGACCGCAAAAAAATACACATGGGAAAATTTTTGTAGAAGGTGTAAAGAAGTAGTTACCGGAAAAGAAAAGTACGTTGATTATTTAAAGCTGCCTAAGGATCGTCAGGATGAACTGAAAGACGTCGGCGGTTTCGTAGGTGCGATACTGTCAGGTGGCAACCGTTTAAAAAAAGCCGTCCTTTATAGAACCTTACTCACCCTGGATATCGATCACATGACCGCGCAACAAGGCGGTGAGTTCTGGGATCGGTTTCAACTTTATTTCGACTGCGCAGCCGTGATATATAGCACCCGCAAACATTCGCCCGAATCCCCCCGCTACCGGCTTGTGATCCCATTCAGCCGTAACGTCCTTGCCGAAGAATACCCCGCTATTGCTCGTAAAGTAGCCGAAACTTTAGGCATTGATCAATTCGACATAACTACCTACCAACCGGAAAGGTTGATGTATTGGCCTTCTGTGTGTTCAGATGGCCTTTTTTATTATAGGGTGCAGGAAGGCGGCGCCCTGAACCCCGATGAAATACTACAGCAATACATCGGTAACCCTGACCAGGGTAGTGGGTGGCGGGATATTACGCAGTGGCCTGCAGGCGCCCGGGAGTCCAAAGAGATCTTCAGGCATGCCAAAATGGTAGGAAACCCACTTGAGAAACCCGGCATCATTGGGTCGTTCTGCCGGGCATACGATATTCACGCAGCTATAGACCGTTTCTTGAAAGCCGCCTACGTACCCGCAGGGGATACCCGGTACACGTATCTAAAGGGCAGTACTGCCGGGGGACTCATTGTTTACGATTACGAGGAAGCCGGCGCTGTGTTCGCCTTCAGCCATCACGGTACCGACCCGGCAAGCGGCCGGCTGTGCAATGCGTTTGACCTGGTAAGGTTGCACCGGTTTGGTGATCTCGATCACGATGCGGAAGCCAAAGCGGGGACCGTTGATTTCGGTTGGGACATTACCAAAATGCCCTCTTATAAGGCCATGATTGAATACGCATCACTTGATGCAGGTGTGCGCCTGGAGATCGGCGCCAGAAGATTAGAAGCTGCCACGCAGGCCTTTGCGGGGATAGGGGATACGGTGAATGGCCGTAGCCATGATGGGCAGGATGAACAGGAAGAAAGTAAAGAGGTAGCTTTAAATAATGCGCCGGGCCCCGGCTGTTTGACAGTAGCGGAGATTGAAGAAAACGAGGGTCACGCCCTGGACAACGGGCAAGACTGGTTATCGAAACTCGACATTGAAAAAAAGACCGGGGTTATCCGGTCCACCATATTCAATGTTGTCACGATCCTGGAAAATGATCCCAATCTAAAGGACCGGTTCGAGCTTGACGATTTCAAACAGCAAGAGATCCTGAAAAATAAATTGCCGTGGCGCCGGGTCACTAAGCATGACATGTGGATGACGGATCGAGATGAAGCGGCGTTACGTTATTACCTGGAAAAAGTGTATGGCATAACCGGGGTACAGAAGATCCGCGACGCCTTGGATACCTACATGGTACGCCACACGGTTCACCCAGTACGGGAATATTTGAAAGGGTTGGAATGGGACGGCCTGGAAAGACTCGATACCCTATTCATCGATTATTTGGGCGCACCTGATAACGAATACGTGAGGGAGGTAACCCGCAAAGCTTTGCTTGCCTGCGTATACCGCATCATGCGCCCCGGGGTAAAATTCGACAATGCCCTGGTGTTGGTTGGTCCTGAAGGAAAAAAGAAATCGATGATATTGGATAACCTGGGTAAGGGTTGGTTCAGTGACTCCTTCAATACGGTACAAGGCAAGGAATCCTTTGAACAGTTGCAAGGTTGGTGGATTATTGAAATGGGGGAGTTATCAGCACTGCGCAAATCGGAAGTAGAGGCAGTCAAACATTTCTTAGCTAAACGTATAGACGCTTATCGGCCTGCGTTCGGCCGTAAGACAACCATCCGGCCGCGGCAATGTGTATTTTTCGGAACCACCAATGATATGGCTTTCCTGAAATCAGCCAACGGAAATCGGCGATTTTGGCCTGTAACTGTATGGGCTACCATTCCGAAATTAGACGTAGCGAAAATGTCAACGGCCATTATCGATCAAATTTGGGCGGAAGCTATGGAAGGCTTCAGGGCAGGGGAAAAACTATGGTTAGATGAACGCATGTTCGAGGTGGCCCGCGACGTGCAGGAGCAACACACCGAACATGACAGCCGCTTGCCTGACGTTATCGAATACCTGGAAAGGGAAGTACCCGCCAATTGGTATGACCTGGGGGTATACGATCGTCGGCAATTCCTGGAAAATCCGGAAGGGATAGATATGAAAGGCGCCTTTAAAAGGGACCGTATATGTGTACGGGAATTATGGATTGAATTGTTCAAAGGTCAGCTTAAAGACCTGGACAAACGGCAGGCTGGTGCAATTATAGAACTCCTGAGCAGGGCGCCCGGGTGGTTCAAATCAAACAACCCTATACGCATCGAAGGCGCCGGCCGGCAACGCGGATTTTACCGCGAAGGGACGTTAGACCGTTAGTAAATTCTCTCTAAAGTACCTGGCAACTATCTTTTTTTATCAATGAGTTAGGTGGCAACTATCCTTTGTGCCATAGTTGCCAAAAACAAATAAAACAGCTTCATATTAAAATATTTGTATATGAGTTCATTTACCAAATTTTTGGTACTTAGTAAAGTCTACTTAAATACTAGATTTCTTTGGCAACCAAAAAACGATAAAAGTTGGTTGCCAAACGGACATAGTTGCCGGCACTTGGTTGCCACTTTTTGGCATGATAATAAGGGTGTTACGTTGTTTGGCAACTATGTAAACTATATAATATTATAATATTATTATTATATATAGGTATATATTTGCAACCGTGTTGCATATTTATACATAGTACGTATATAGCAATACAGGTATAGAAAATCGTTGTCGATAGTTGCCAAGTTGCCAGCGACCAAAAAAATGGTAAACCGGATTTAGTACCCAAGTATAACCGAAAACAGTATGAAAAATTCACGTAAACGTATAGACGCAATCGATGTTTCTGAGCATGATTTGGAAACCTGGACCTGTGAACGGGCCAAAGAACAGAAATATAAAACCATTAAATTTTATTCCCCGGTTGATACTGGTTGGATGGACCGGATATTTTTAAGCCCCCGCGGCTGCACGATATGGGCGGAGTTTAAGAAACCATCCGGTAAGCGGAAAGCCTTGCAGCGGGAAAACGGTAATTGGTTGATCCGACACGACCACTATTATTTTTTATTGGACACGGCAGATAAGTGCAGGTGGTTTGTTGACAAGGTATTGCCAACATTGTAATCGAAAATTATTTTTGTACATTCGCTATATCACATACCATGCAGATAGAAAAAACTAAATACGTCGCGGAACCTTACCAGGAGTACATTACCCAATACTTACTAGATAATAATTTTTGCGGCGAGTTTGTAGAAATGGGACTGGGTAAGACGGTCAGCACGTTGACGGCAATAGATCAATTGTTTTTCCGACACTTCGACGCCCATAAAGTTTTGGTCATTGCCCCTTTGTTGGTGGCACAAGATACATGGCCTGATGAAATTGATAAATGGGACCACCTGCACCGGCTAAAGTACGTCCGTGTGTTGGGAGATCCGAAACAACGTATAGCCGCGCTGAAGCAAGAGGTACACATTTACCTGATTAATTACGATAACCTAGCGTGGCTGGTTGCCCACATGGGCGGCTATTGGGATTTCGATATCGTTGTGTGCGATGAATCAAGTCGGCTAAAATCCCATAGCTCTAAAAGGTTCAAAGCCTTGCGGGAAATTATGCCTTTCGTTGAACGGTGTTGGTTGCTGACGGGAACACCGATGGGCAACGGATACATAGATCTTTGGTCCCAACTGTATTTACTGGATAAGGGTAAACGCTTAGGCAAGAACATATCAACCTACCGAAATTCTTATTTCAATAAAAAATTCATGGGGTGGGGGTACGAACTGAAGTCAAAAAAGCATGCTACAGCGATTAGCGAGGCCATAGCCGACATTTGCGTGTCTATGAGGCAGAAAGACTACCTGAACCTTCCTGACCGCCTGGAAAGGGTTTTAAAGCTGAAGATGACCCCAGACCTGAAAACATTGTACAAGAAATTTGAAAGGGAGAAGGTGTTGGAATTAATGGACCTATTGGAATCAGGCGAAAAAATTACGGCCATCAACGCTGCCGTACTTACCAATAAACTGTTGCAGTTTGCAAACGGCGCGGTATACGATGCCGATAAAAATTATCACGAAATCCACGATATCAAAATCGAAGCACTGCGGGAGATCCTGGAAAGTTCAACCGGTCATCCGGTCCTGGTAGCTTATCAATTCATATCAGATAAAGATCGTATACTTAAACATCTAGCAGCGTTCAAGCCTGAGGTGATTGGGGCGCACGACTTTACCAAACGCTGGAATGCTGGGGAAATTCCTTTCGCGCTTGCCCATCCTGCCAGCGCAGGCCACGGGCTGAACCTGCAAGCCGGTGGCCATATTGTGGTTTTCTTCGGGCATACATGGAGTAGTGAATTACGAAAACAGTTTATTGCCCGGCTCGAACGCAAGGGGCAGCAATGCAGTGTTATTGTTACGGACCTGGTACTGGATGAAACGATGGACTTACGCGTATTACAGCGACAGGGTGAGAAAGTAGCAGATGAAGACTATTTACTTTCACAGGTAAAAGCGCTTATACATGAGTACGGAGGCGGGAAACTATTAAACGATACACCGAAATACGATTTTTTATAAAACAGGTTGGCCGGGGTGACATGAGCAGTTGCCGGGCGCTGATCGGAGCATGCCGATAAAACCGGAGTTAAACAACCTGGTATCCTCACCGACCTGTTTTATAAATTTTTAAATAAGAGAGTATGAAAAAGATCTTAGGGTACACCATATTAACAATTACGATCATAGGTCCGTTTATTTGGATGGGGTTTGAGTTTGGGTTCATACGTGTATTAGGTTTATTTGGGCTGGTGATAGCCGGTGCCGCCCTGGTAGGATTAGGGATTTATTTAATTGATTCCGAATGATCGTTATATTTGTTTTATAAACAATTAATAATGAGTAAAAAATTAATTCCGGTTTACGCAACTAAAGATGATTCCGGGCATTGGTATGTAATACCTGTGAACATGAAAGAGGAATTCGATAAGCTATTAGAAAAATCCACCTCGAATAAAGAGGGTTGGGAGACGGCAGAAACCCAGTTCATTGATACCTTCAGCCAGTACATGACCGGGGGTGATCTTAATAACGCGCAACTATATGCGAAAATATAAATCCTTTATCCTATGTCTTCCCTGAAATATCGCCCGGCAATCGTAGAAACGTTTTTGGATCACTATGCAACCGGGCTATACACTATTGCGGAGTTATGTAAGCTGGTGAATATACACCCGAATACGTTTTACCATTGGCAAGCGAATGAGGAAGATTTTAAAAAGGCATTAGCGGTTGCGGATAAACGTAAGATAAGTAACATACACAGCATAGCTGTCAAAGGCGCGGTTAAACTATTAACGGGGGTAGAGTATGACGAAATATCGGAAGAATACGAGATGCCCCCCGCCCGACCTAAGTACGATTTCCTGGATGATGATGACGAACTGAATCAGTTGATCAAGCCGGAAGATCCAAAGCCGGTATTAAAAAGGCGGTTCATTACTAAGAAGATTATTCTGCCGCATGCGAACACGGTAATGTTTACACTGCGTAACCTGGATAAAGAAAACTTCCCTGACAATAAAGACTTCAAACCTGGTAACACGCAACCGATACCCGTTGCTTTCATAGCACCTCCCGGAATGGTAATTAGTTTTCCATCAAATACCGATGACCCTAATGTCACAGACGCAATTAATAACAACACCACAAACGCAGACGGCAATAATTCCACCGGTACAACAGACACCGGGGGTAGTACTACCTAACGATCTCATACAACCGTTTGCCGATGAAAAACATCCACTGTTTTGGGCGAACCTTTGGGCAACTTCATTTATTGTAATTAATCAAGGGGGGTCATGGAGCGGTAAATGTTTAGGCGTGGATACGCCTATCCTTATGTATGATCTCAGTGTGAAAAAAGTACAAGATGTAAGAGTAGGTGATAAACTTATGGGCGTTGACGGTACCCCGCGTAATGTGCTTTCCACTACGAAAGGACAGGGGCAACTGTACGAGGTCCAACAAGGCAAGGGTATGAACTACGTAGTGAATGACGCTCATATTTTATGCCTGAAGCATTCGGGAAAAGATGTATACAAGACAATTAAACAAAAGAAAATATACCAGGGTAGAAAATATTTTAATGGTATACATAAGAAAACAGCAGACGAATATTTTAAATTAAGTAAACGGGAAGCACGGCAGTACAATGGTTTTAAAACCGGGGTTGAATTACCCGAAAGACCAGTGTTACTAGATCCGTATTTTTTAGGACTTTGGTTAGGTGATGGATTGAAAGCAGGAGCAACAATTACTAATATAGACCCGGAAGTAAGAGAATATTTAAAACAGTTTGCGAAAGACAACGGTTTGAACTACACGCAGGATAAAAGTGATAAAAACAATATACGGTTGGGTAAAACTTTCGGTAAGACTAACATAGTTACGCAAGCACTACGGTTTTACGATATTCTAAATAACAAACACATACCTCACGACTACTTACACAATAATAGGGAAACACGTTTGCAATTATTGGCGGGTTTGATAGATAGTGACGGCGGGGTAGAAAACGGTATGTTCTGCATAACGGGGTGTGATAAATCTTTGATGCAACAGGTGGTAACTCTTTCACGGAGTTTAGGGTTTTACACTTGTTTTAGAAAAAAGATAGCCAAAATGAAACGTAAGGACGGAAGCGTTTACGTTTGTGATGCCTGGACAGTGTCTATATCATCGAATGATTACAGTATCATACCGACTAAAATAGCCCGGAAGAAATTAACAGGTACTTATAAATTCCGGGATTGCTTGCAAACTAAAATAAAATTACAGGATAAAGGTCAGGGGTGGTATTATGGCTTCCAGTTGGATGGTGATAAAATGTTTATGCTGGAAGATTTCACGGTTACCCATAACACGGAATGTATAATACGGGTATTATTTGCCTATGCGATAAATTTCCCACGCTATCGTATAACCGTAGTTACTAATACCATTCCCAAATTAAAGGAAGATGCGTTACGCATAGCTTTAGAGGTAGCAGACAAACCGAAAGTAGCCATGTTTATAAAACAATATAACATGACTGATCGGGTGTTTACGTTTACTAATGGCAGTCATATAACATTCAAAAGTTTCGAAAACGAGTTACAAGCACAAGGGGAAAAGAGAGACATACTATATGTGGTAGAGATGCCACGTATAACATGGGCTACTTTTTATCAAGCGTACCTGCGTACCGAGGTACGGGTATTTGGTTGCTATAACCCTACCAGCTCATTCTATGTTCACCGTAACATACTGGCAAACAAAGTAGAATTTAACAGCGTGCAGGTGTTCCGTAGTTGGCACATACATAACCCGTATTTACCACAGCTTAAACATGATCAGCTGGAAAGGATCACCGATAAGATCATGCATGCCGTATATGCCCGCGGGTTAACCGGCATGCTGCGTGGTACGATCTACCCCGATTGGGTGTTAGTGGAAGATGATGAATACGGCGGGCCTGACGGCTCGATATGGGGCGTCGATTGGGCATTCAGCGAAGACAAGCGGGCGGACCCGTCAGCGTGTGTTCGAGTTAAACGTAATCCACCTAACCGGTTGGACCTGGATTATATTATCGACCTGGTAGCCTACGATCAAGGTATATCGGCTCCCGAAATTGCGCAGGTGCAGAAAGCAGAAGGGTACAAAGATGGTCAGGCAACCTACTGTGACCACGCCCTACAACAGATCTACGAACTACAGCTGAACGGCATCACGGGCGCCACGACAGCTGTTAAAGGGCCAGGGTCACTACTTGCCCGTATTCTGTTTGTGAAGCGTAAACGGATCGGGGTAACCAGGCGCAGCCGGGCCATATGGGAAATAGAGCAACCCGCCTACAGGTTTTTGGAAGTAGAGGGCGTTGTTACCAATACACCGATAGATGAATACAACCACGCTATGGATGCGTCGGGGTACGCAATCTATTCAGATGCACTTACTTACGGGTATACATAATTTATTTGGTCAGGTTGGCAAGTGGTAGTATATTCGATAGTCGTTAGATATTAAAAGTGAAAATCGTTTTTAAGCTTTCTTTAGGGTTTAGGGGTCAGCCGGGGTAACACCCGGCTTTTTTATTTTTATAAAATAAGTTACCGAAAATTTGGTAACTCCGATTATTTCACATACCTTTGATAGATCAAACTGAAACAATTAAAAACTTTGCAAAATGACAAATACACAAAAGTTAGCTAAAGTAAAAAGAGTTATAATCGCAGTTTTAAATAGCCCAAATCAAAACGCCCAAAGGGCCGCGTTATGGGTTAGGTTGCAGAAATTAAAAGCGCAGTTGCAAAACGGTTAAAAATATTTATTGGGAGACGTTCAGAAATGAGCCGGGTGTTTCTACATCCGGTTTTTTTATTTCCAAAAATAAGTTACCCAAAATTTGGTAACTCCAAATAGTCGGATTATCTTAGCTGTATAATAAAGCACCCTTTTATGATTTGTTATAAATGCAATGGTACCGGATACATACAGGGATTTGCGCACGTAGCGCAGGGCGTTTGTTTCGATTGCAAAGGTAGCGGTGTCCGTCCGGATAAGGCTAAGAGCAACGTAGGATACAGCAAGGCTTTCGCAGAAGGTTTTAGGGGTGGAAAGCAGGATGATCCGTATTTCCCCGCAGAAGTACAACCTACTACCTGGGAAGTTATTGGGATGCCTGGACATCCTACAGCCGAACACCGGGCTATGTTTTGGGAAGGGTTCTATTACGTAGGACAACCGGTTTGCAGGTCCTCTACCTGGTACAAGGTACCACCCGAACAATGGGGCGAATTTAAAAAGCACTTCAATAAGGCATACAAAAAAGCAATAAGTTTAGCATGAGTAACATAGGCAGGGTCATAAAAGATTTCTATTGCAACGGGTTCGCCGGTAGACGGTACGACCTGGAAGGCGGGGTGATTGAAGCTGAAGCACATGACTGGGTTATCGTAAGGACCGTAAGCGGATCAGCCGTGTGTATGACTTTTGAAGGGTGCTTACCTGCCGAAAAACAAAACTATATTGATAAGTGGTGCGGCGGTCAGGAAGATTATTAAAAACTAAAATATAATATGAGCTACCAACTAGCAACATGCGCAGATACGAAAGTGTCTATAGCCAATCTAGTAAACAGCGTAAGACAGGCGAAAAAATACTGGGTACCAATTACCGGCGCGGATCTGGTGCATGTACAGGTAACGTATTCACATTTTTTAAAAGCCGTTTTTGCTGCCTCGTACCATTACGGAGCAACGGCGATATGCACCTACCATTTTGACGGGGAAGATTTAATTTTAAAAAGAATTGATAAACCGTAAGCTATGTATAAAGTAGTAAGGGAAGATAATTTAGAAGCATTGGAAAAAGCAGTGGATGATCTTTTTAAACAAAATTATGTTTGCGTAGGTGGGCTTGCCGTATTGCATATTATTGATCAAGTAGTTTATTATTTTCAAGCTATGGAGAAAATAACATGAAACGATTTCTATTATTTGCTGGTGAATTATATTACCCTTGTGGCGGCTGGCGGGATTTTATTGATTCCTTTGACACGTTGGCCGAAGCCGAAGCTAAAGCGGATAAGTTACTAAAGATACCGCCCGGGAATCCTAATGACGATGCAGAAGATTACATTGACTGGTATGAAATAGTAGATACCAGTCAAATGCAGGTCAAAGTAGAAAGTACTGTAGGACGAAATCACATTTCAAGAAAACAATAATATGAAAGCCTTAACTGATAAAGAATTAATGCAACGTTGCTTAACGTACCTAACGGATCTGAACGCGTCAAATTGGGGCAATGTTGGGCCTGAAGATTATTACCGGTTGGATTTGAGACAACGGGCTGTGAATCTTCAGAAACGTTTGTATACCCAGTTGAACCCGGAAAAGATAGAGTACTTAGCGGTGTTCACCTGGGATTGCAAAAGAAGCGTGGTTATAAAAAACAAAACCAAATTTAAAATAAAGGTGCAGGATCTGTATGCTAACTTTTGGTTGGGCGCTGAATATTATTCAGACACTTTAGAGGAAGCAATTTCAGTAGCACAACAATTGATCGGGATAAAACCGTAACATTTATGAAAATTGAAAAAATATATTTTAACCCTGATGAAGTTCAGGCAGTTGCAATGGGGCTGGCACGTATTATAGAAGATTTGAACGCCATGAAACAAGGTGAATACATAAACACCCCGTGGACTCCGGAAGCCCGGAAAGCTCAAACCGAAATGCGTAACGCCGTATTATCCGCAGCCGCAAAAATAGAAAAGTTCACAGGCGTTAAATGTGAACTACCGCCATACATACCGGGAGATGAAAACGACTTTCTTACAAAGCCCTCATAAAATAAGTTACCGAAAATTTGGTAACTCCGATTATTCCACATACCTTTGATCAAACATTGGACCTATGCATCCATCTGATAAACTTACAGATCTAATTAACCAGGGGTACAGCCCTTTCCTGTATGATCAAATACCCCATGCGCATACTATGGACTACGTAGCTAGTAAAAACCATATACTGTTTTGGTGTGAGAAACAAAAAAGATACCTGGTATTTGATCGAACCCGTATTGTAGGGGGCTTAAAAATATATTTGAAAACTGTGGTACTCAATAATTGGATACCGCGTTAATGAAAAAAGTCAAAACCATATGGTTGTGGTTTTCGTGGATCATATGTACCGTATACACGTTACTGGTGGTATGCATTGGTATCATATTAGCAACCGATAAAATAATTCTTCCTATAGCCCTTTGGCATTTGACCCATATCAATAATTTCTTAACCTCTCTAAACTTTTTACAATGAACTTTTACACAGTGTTGGGGCTTATATTTCTAATTCTAAAATTATGCGGTGCAATAACGTGGCCCTGGGTGTGGGTAGTATGTCCATTCTGGATACCGTTTGTAATTCATAGCGTCGTGTTTTTATTTGCCATCTTAAGGGTGTACGTGTTTTCTACAAAACAGCAGCGGGAGCAAATGAGACGTATAAAAGAAAATCGGGAACATTTAAAAAGCTGGAAAGAGCGCATGGAAGAAATTCAAAAAAGCCGGTCCAACCTGGTAATACTTATATGTCTGTCGCTGTTGATAGGGGGTTGTTCAGTAAGTAAACCCGGCTTACGTTGTCCTGAAATTACTAAAGGTTCGTTTAAGAAATAGAATATGTCTGAAACAATAACTACCGGCGATAATTTAGAATGGCGTGTATGCACTCCTGCGTTATTACAAGAGATACTTAATAACCCTGGTTGTCAAATACTGTTACGTCCGCTACAAATATTCGGGCATATTCTTGCTGAAGTAGGGGAGAGGGCATCTGAAATCAATGATCCTAAATTAAATGCGCTTATGTGCCGTTTGGCGATATACGATATCAGCGACCCGTACAACAAAGCGTACGATAAAGAATTGACCAATGAGATAATTTCTAAATTTTATTAAACACATGCCACCCACAAGCGCTAATAGCTTTGTAAGCAGCTTCAAAAATTACCGCGTATATTATTCCGATATAAACGCATGGAGCATAGAAACCCGCCTCACAAAGCGCCACATTGGTATTATAAAGTATATTGGAGAAGGTGAGTGGTTGTTCATGCCTCTTGCTACTGAATTTAACCATTTACAGTTATTGGAGATTGCACATGCAGTTAAGACAGTAGAGAAGTGGAATCTACCAGGTACCGCGTCACTGTATAAAAAGTAATTGTATGAGAAGGAAAGTAGGAGCGTATATTAAAATAAATAAACAATCCGTAGAAGTGGAACCGGAGCATATAGATTGGCTGAAAAATAAAATACGGGCATCTCTAAAAAAAGCAACTCCTAAAGGATACGTACCAACAACCCCTGTAAAATTTAAAAGCGGACAAGCTCATGATGATTTCATGTATAACTTAATAACGGTATTAGGTGAGCAATTTATTATCAAAGCGCCACGGATAGTGAGTAATAAATATCATAAAAAGTAAATCATGGTAAATGCAAAAGAATTAATGATAGGCAATCTTGTATCGGTGATTGATGGGGGTGAAAGCCGGATACTTGTTATAGAAACAATTGATTTTCACAAGGCATACGTAGCAAGAGGCAGGAAAATACACTACATGTATAAAGAGATGGACCCAATACCCCTTACTCCTGAATGGTTGGATCGTTTAGGTTTAGTTGAAAAAGATTTAGGTATCATGAAATTACCAGGCACACTATCGGTAATAGGTAGAGGCGATATCACAATCCAGATAGTTAAGGAAGCCCAATGTTTGTTTTATTTACCGTTTGGTCTTGATACCGAAATCAGGTATGTGCATCAACTTCAAAATTTTTACTTTGCTTGTACGGGTAAAGAGTTAAAAATAAAAAGGAATAGAAAATGAAATACATATCACAACCGTTTAAGAAAACAGTAAAGCCGGAACAATACGAAAATGCAAAAAAGCATTGGACCAAATTAATTGCAGGTGAAATATCGGGAGCGTTTCATATGCTACGATATACAAAGGCAGGCGCCGGACAGGAGTACGGGAAATTGGGAGAATTGAATCCGATGGTATGTGGTACTTCAGCGTGTAGCGCCGGGTACATACCTGAAACTTTACAAATACCACACGGTGAACTAAAGGCATACATCACCGATGGTTTTTTCAGATTAGATTTTCGTAAGATAGTCCGTGATTATTTAGGGATTGCGTATGGGGACGCTTACCGTTGGTGTTTTGACGCACACTGGGGGTATGTGGATGACAGCGCTAAAGGAGCCGGTATACGAATGCGTATTTTATACGAAAACGGTTTACCTGAAAATTGGACCGATCAACAGGCGGGGGCCGAACCGTTAATGTATTTGCAAGAGTTACCAAAATAAGTTACCGAAAATTTGGTAACTACGATTATTCGGTATACATTTGAATATCGAATAACAATTAAAAACTTTGCAAAATGAATACGCCTAAAAAATTAACAGACCTAAAAGTTCAAGACTGGGTTATCGATGTGAAAGGTTCGATCAGCGTTGAGGTGGAAGCAGATAGAGTGTTTTCCGAACTTTGGCCCGATGACACCAGGGATACGAAAGTAAACTTTCTTTTCCAGGAAGACGATACTGACGGAAACACTTATAAAGTATACGAGGCTTACAAGGATAGTGGTAGCGACGATTATATTTATTTGAAAGTAAGAGCGTAACCCGCTGTTTCCTGCAAAGTTCAACGGGCGCGGGAACTGCGTTAGTGCCTCCCTTCCGGGATATTAAATAATTCCTTTTTAAAATCGTTTTATGGAAATTACAGTTATACAATCTAGTATACGATGTGAATGGACCGGCAGGCATGGCGGCGATGTAACAGTATTCGGTGCAGGTTCAATTAAAGAAGCCCGCGAACACGCTTTAAAATTTTTCCGGGAAGATGAAGAAGGCGGGTGTGATGATGAAGGTATCACCTTAGACGATGGGTGTTTTATCACCTGGAAATATGAAGAAGAACAGCCGTCCGATTGGCAAGATTATTATGTGTTTTCGTCCTGTGACGCCCATCCTGTAGATCAGCGCGAATGGTGGGAAAAATAAGTTACCGAAAATTTGGTAACTCGGATTATCCGGTGTACATTTGAATATCGAAATAAGTTAGAATATGATTTTGCTGCAAACGTGAATCACTAATCGTACTTTTGAATTTCTAAACTAAACCAAACCATAATTTTAAAAATCACAAGAATGAAACATTTTATTATCGCTCTCTTTTGTCTTCTCACAGTAGCCACGTATGCGCAGAACGGCGGGCAGGCCGATGAAAACGGCGCCCTGAAGATTCAGTACGTAGGTATCGTTAATGGCAACTACACGATCAAGGTAACCAGTAAGCAGGATTGTAATGCCGGTTATAAGTTTTCTTTAAACGGTGTCTTTTCAACGGCGCAGATCAATGCTTACGGGGTATACCTGTTCAACCTGGGTACACAACCTCCCGGTGCTTTTACCTTCAAAGCAAAAGCAACTACTGATTGCGGATGCGGAGATCTAGGATGGGTTGAAATACAGCTTAACATTTTACCCTTAAACTTTAAAAGTATTAAGTTTGTACGTAACAGCACCAACACTAACAAGGGCATGCTTGTATTTGAGACAGCAGACGTGGTAAACGTTAACCGGTTTATTATTCGGGCTACCCTGTACAACAAAACAAAGATTGAAATTGGTGTGGTTTTGCCTGATGCACTACAACCCAACACCGTGTACCATTATCCAATTGAAGATATTAAAGCGTTGGCCATAAGATTACGCAATCAGTAATCAACCCCTTGTAGAAATTCCCAACCAACGTATTAAAAAATTACTTAACTTTCAAATTAGCTTACAATGAAACGTAAATATATCATAGCCATCTTATTTGCAGTAATCGGTTTTACAGCGTGTAGTAAAAAAGTAGATGCACCAGCTGAAGCACTGCCTGAACAAATTTACTTTGATGTTCTGGCAGTAGATAACGGTGAAGCAACTACAACACAAAGCCCATTGGTTACCGTAAAAACGAACCCGTATTAATCCTGAAATACTCTAACACAAATACCGGTGCCATCTTTGGGCCGGTATTATGTTAAAATAGAATTTATGAAGGTACTAGTAGCTTGTGAGGAAAGTCAGACAGTGACAAAAGCGTTTAGAGAGAGAGGACATGAGGCGTATAGTTGTGATATCTTACCGTGTAGCGGGGGGCATCCCGAATGGCATATCCAAAAAGATGTTACACCGATATTGTATGGATCGAAACTTAAAATAACGAACGCCTCTTATGATGACGGTTTTGATTTGATAATATCATTCCCACCTTGCACAGATCTTACCATAAGCGGTGCGCGGTGGTTTGATAAAAAACGATTATCAGGAGAACAGGAATCTTCTTTAGAATTTTTTTTCCATGTTTGGTACTATAGCCATTGCACTGAAAACCCTATTGGTATAATGAACGGCGGCGAATATATAAAAAAATGGTTTCCTAAGATATACCGTAAATTGAATGATAACTGTTTCCCATTCAAACCAACCCAAATAATTCAACCGTGGCAGTTTGGCCATATGGGAAATAAAGCTACTTGTTTATGGTTAAATAAATTACCGGAATTAATACCGACGAACATCGTTGGTCCGATGCAGGGAGGAAATATAAGAGCCGAAAGACTAAGGCTTAAAAGGGAATGGAACAAAGTACATTACGCGGCTCCCGGGCCTGACCGCGCTAAAATAAGATCTAAAACATATACAGGTATTGCAGAAGCTATGGCAGATCAGTGGGGTTAAAATTATATTTTGCAGATACCTTTTAATCGGTATCTTAGTAAATAAGTTATCCAATTACTTCAGCGGTGGGGCATTTGGATAGTCATAAACAACAAATGGAACCCGTTCTGTAAACACCGCTTACAGGCGGGTTTTAGTTTTATAGTATGGCAAAGAAGAAAAAACAAAGTAAGTGGCGGGAATACGTTAGCAGTGGTCAACGTGATAAGGATAAAGAAGAGTTTGCTAAACGACAGTGGCGGGACTTCCATAGACATATGCACGAAAAACACGTTAACGGTGAATGGGGTCAATCGAAAGCCTGGTTTGATGAGACAAACTCAGGAGAACAAATAGAGGTAATGATATGGATTGCCGATATACCGGGTGAAAAAATACCACACGGTTTATTAGCACCTGTTGGGTGGGATAACTACAGTTCCGGAGAAATAACGGGAAGTCATATACGAATACATAAAGACAACCAAATTAATACAAACGTATTTGAGACACTTAATTTTGAAATGGTTAAAGACATTGACATATGGGAGTAGATAGAACCGAACCTAAAACAAAACAGGAGATTGAACAAGAGCGAAATAGCATAGATGAAGAATACGAAAAATATGTCGATCAACACGGTACTAGTGAAGACGCGGACAATTGGCGCGACGCAGCGCATCAATCGATTGAAAACTAATTTTTATTAATTGTCATGATTACAGATATCGTAATACCGTACCGGTTTAGTCAGGTTACCCGTGATCAGGAATTGCGGTATGCCTTAAGAGGTGTTGAAAAACATTTGTCGAATGTCGGTGACGTGTACTTAATTGGAGATAAACCGAAATACGTAACCAACTGTGGACACATTCCTTATAAGGAATACAACTGGTACACCCAGTTAACAAGAAACATATACGCCAAACTTGTTGCCGCATGTTTGCACGCGCACGTATCAGATCCGTTTTTATATATGAACGATGACCATTTCCTACTAGCAGATTTTGAAGCCGATAACATACCTTACTATCACAAAGGAAACGACTGGACTGGTAAAGGTAAGTACCTGGTTACGCTTGAGCGTACCCGAAAGATTTTCCCAGCTACGAATAATTTCGATACACACGCCCCCATGTTAATACATAAGAAAATGTTTTTGGAAGCCATGCGTATGTTAAACTGGAAATTGGATTTCGGGTATGCAATTAAAACGGCGTATTGTGCCTCTTACGGTATTCGCGGACAGTATGCCCCGGATTACAAATTGGACCGTGCCCCGACATACCAGGATCTATTTGACATAGATCAACGTATGTTCTTTTCCGTTGGAGATAAGGCTATGACCTTACAAATGATATTTTTCCTGGAATCCAAATACCCGAATAAAAGTAAATACGAAATTTAAAACACCATGCACCCCGTAGATTTTAAAGAAAGCAACGCTACGTTAGTAAAACCCGAAAACATGACCGCTGAAGAATGCGGAGATTTACGGGGGCGCTTAATTCCTACTTTCCGGGGTTCGCAATACACAACTTGTTGGGAAGCGAATTATGAAGATATTGAATTGTTAAATAATGGTCAGGCCTTGATCATTGAATTCCATTCCGATGAATACATTTACACAGCTATAAATACACAGTTGATACAATATCCCGCTTTGCAAGCCCATAAAAGCGCAGTGGTTTGGTTACCTGGTGCGGATGATATGTTCAATATTAAGTCGGGTAAACCTATTTATATAACATTTCTTAGTGTAGGTTTTCCCGTTATTTCAGTATACGTAAAAGAAAAATAATTATGCAAGATCAAGAAATACAGGAACCCGAACAGACAGTGCAATCAGTAGAGAAGGAAACGGGAGTAATCTTGCCTGTCTCTTTAATTCGGTGGCTGTGTTACACAACAATATTCGGGTTGATGCTATTACCTTTCTACATACAGGATGGAATTAGTTTCGGCAAATATTTCGGCGTGTGTTTAGTGTTAGGTCATTTCGCGGGGCAGCTTAATAAAATAATAGACAAATGAGTAGATATAACATGTGCACAGATCAACCGGCGCAAATAGATTGCAGGAATACAAGGTGTAAATTCCATACGGATAAGGGATGTAGTAACGTTTCGCCGGCGCTTACTATATCGCCGCAACCCGGCGGAGGATTAGACGTCCGGTGTTGGAGCTTTGAAGAAAAACCTAAATGCTTAACAGAACGAATATTAGAAATATTACGTGATCATACTGAAACCCGGTGCGGAATAACACATATTGGTACGTATTCGTTTAGAGAAATAACAGAACAAATAACCAAACTAATAAAAGATGAAAACCCTGGATGAATTAGGTTTACAATACGAAACGGACAAAGCAAGTAACGGGCATAACTACTTGCAGTTCTACGAAAGATTTTTAGAACCGTTACGTGACAAACCTATAACGCTTGTAGAAGCGGGGGTAGGCGGTTACGAATACCCGGATAGAGGGGGTGAATCATTACGGATGTGGCGGCAATACTTTCATAATCCACATGCTTATATTGCTGGTTTTGATCTGCATGATAAATCAGGAGTGAGTATATTAGGGGTCCATATTTTAAAAGGTTCACAGACAGATCGTGAATTTTTAGAAACTAATTTCGGGTATGGCCCATATGATGACGTGCCTGACAAACCGTACATTGATATTTTTATTGATGATGCCAGTCATGTAAACCCCCTATCCATTGAGACGTTTAAAATAATGTTCCCGTTGGTTAAACCAGGAGGAATCTATATTTGGGAAGACATACACACATCTTATTGGGTCGAAGGGTACCGGGGGTTGCCTGACCCCGATGTGAATAATTATATGAATAATTATCGCCCACCACACGAATCTACAGCGGCAACGTTCCTGCACCGTCTACAAGACGGTATGCAGGTAGATACTTTAGAGGAACAATACCGGGGGCCATTTGATGGGCATATTGCCGAAATGCATTTCATGCGGAACACCTGCGTAATTATTAAACGAAAACAATAAACCACTATGGTTATTGAATGTACCATACGGACGCCCCAATTTAAAGGCAGTCAGGAAGTTTTCGAAATGAAAGATCAAACCGGTACATTCGATACGGAGTCTTTACTATTTACACCAGATAATAATTTTAAAAACAATGACGGGTCTGTATTTGCACACAAAGTACAATTTCACAGCCGGGAACAATTTAATAAATACCGAATAAAATAATTAGTATGCTCACGGTAAAGTTTAATGGAAATTTAGGAAACAAGTTATTCCAATTGTGGTCTTTGGTGGGGGTTGCTAAAGAACTAAAACACAACGTTGCTTTCCCTGCTAGTGAAATATACGATTATTTTGATGGGTCATTTACAGTTCACACCGTGCCCCTTGATCTGGAATATAAAGAACCAGCATTCAACTTTACCCCTGTTGAAATTGATACAGTAGAAGGGGCAACATTAAACGGATACTTCCAATCAGAACGGTATTGGTCACGCTGTGAGAAGGAACTTAGAAAAATGTTTACGTTTAAAAAAACATTCGTAAACGAAACAAAGGACAAATTACCGGGGCTGTTTAACAAGGAAGTAATTTGTATTTCCATACGACGCGGTGATTTCGTAGGGAATAAAACCTACTACCAATTACCAATTACGTATTACCTGGGTGCGCTGCTTACTGAGTTTCCGGATTTCCAAACAAAATATAATTTACTGGTACTGTCAGACGATCCAGATTATTGCAAAGCTCATTTTGATTGTCTTGATAACGTTTATTACGGTGCGGATCTAAATGCATTTGAGCAACTTTGTTTAGGATCGTTAGCGCAATACCATATCATCAGCAACAGTACTTTTTCCTGGTGGACCGCATATCTTTCCAAAAGTAAAAAGGTTATACGTCCTAAACATAACTTTGGCGAGGAATACCGCAAGACACACCCGGAACATGATTATTGGCCTGAATGGAAAAATTGGCAGGTGTTCGATCATGAAGTGTATAAAATACCTTTAAAGGATACTACGTTTATGATTCCGGTTTTCTTTGACCATTCAGACAGGAAAGCTAATTTAGATCTCACGGTGTGTATGTTGCAGCGGGACTTTGATACCAATGTTTCTGTAATGGAAAACAACGGTACTAAGTTCGCATACATGAAACAATGGACCGAATACGAATCAGTATCTAACCCGTATTTCCATCGTACCCGAATGTTAAATGAGATGGCAGTAAAAGCAAGTACACCGTACATTGTAAATTGGGATGCTGATGTAATTGTGCCGCCCCTTCAAGTGTATTTATCAATCCAATTATTACGTAACGATTATGCTAATTTCGCATACCCATACGACGGTAGATTTGTACGGGTGTTACGCAAGCCTTTCTTTAAACAAGTAAGTATGGGCCTGGATATTGGTGTATTGAAAAATGCTGACAATTTTCAGTTCGGTCCTATCAAAGGTAAGATCATGGCAACGTCATCCGTAGGCGGCGCGGTTGCTATGCAGCGGGAGTGTTTCATTGCGTCCGGTATGGAAAATGAAAACATGATCAGCTATGCACCTGAAGACTGTGAACGTTGGGACCGGTGGCATAAGCTGGGGTACGTTGTAGTACGGGTACCTGGGAAGCTATACCATATGGATCATTTTTGCGGCCCAAACAGTTGCAGTAAAAACCCTTTTTTTAATAAAAATCATGATGAACTGGACCAACTACGCGGGATGACAGCAATCGAATTAAGAAAACGTGTGGATAGTTGGCCGTGGCGGGCGAAAGCCTTACCTGTGGCGGATTCTACAGATTAAAGAACTTACCAAAAATCCGGTAACCTCCTGCATTATACGCAGGGGGTTATCGTCGTTTGTACAATTTATATTTGGTAAGGTGAAAAATATCATATATTTGAAGTTAAGACACCTACCAATATTAAATGTCAAAAGTACTCGAAATCGTAAAGGCGGTTGTAAATGGAGACTTCCAAACGGCTATTAAATCAGTCGGCGTGCAAACCATCCCCCTCACCGCTTCCACATATCGAGGGGATAGCATGGGCAATGGTTGGTCTTTTTCTACAAGCGGGGGTATCAATTCTTACTTCAAATATCAAGACCGTCACAGCTGTACAACTGCATACGATCGTTGCCCGGGTTTGAATGCCGTGATCAATAAAAAAGCACAGGCATTTATAAACGGTGAAGTGTGGGTATTGGATAATGACGGCAAGGTTGCTAACGGTATATTCGCAAAACAACTACGTAAACTTTTAGATAAACCGAATCTCTTTCAGAGTTGGGACCAATTTCAAGCACAGCAATACATCTACATACAGACCTACGGATTTTGCCCGATGTTAGCGATTAAGCCGGAAGGTTATAAAAAGAACATAGACGCATCAAGTTTATGGAATATACCACCAACCATGTTCAGCCCGCACATGACGGGTAAAATGTTACGGCAAACCGATATTGAAAAAGTAATTGATTACGTAGATATTACTTTTAACGGTGAGACTTCGCAGGTATCCATCAAGGATATATGCATCCTAAAAGATTTAACAACCTCTACCACTTCCCCGATATTTCCAGATTCCCGTATCAAGTCTTTAGAAATGCCGATCAACAATCAGATCGGAGCGTATGAGTCACGTAATGTATTAATCAATTATCGCGGCGCCCTGGGTATTTTCTCAAGGGATTTAGGTAACAATGGGCAGGTGGGTGTACCTCCTATTACCGATAAGGAAAAAGAAAATCTACAAAAAGATTTCAAAAGATACGGGATACGTAACAATCAGTGGCAGTTTATCATCACATCAGCCGCGTTAAAGTGGCAACAGGTTAGTGTAGCTACTAAAGACCTGATGTTATTTGAGGAAGTTAAATCTTCGAACGAGGCTATTTGCGATAAGTATTCATACCCCTTTGAATTACTTGCCAATGAGAAAGGGACCACGTTTGATAACCGCACAGAAGCAGGTAAAGACCTGTATCAAAATGCAATCATACCTGAAGCGTTAAGCATATACAAACAGCTTAACGTTTTTTTCGAAACGGCAACTTACGACATAAAATTAGATGTCGATTACAGTAAAGTCCCTTGCCTTCAGGAGAATGAGAAAGCGAGAATGGAGGCGCGGCTTACGCGTAACGAGGCATACAAAATAGAATGGGATAATGATCTTATTACACGTAACCAGTGGCGTATTGCTAATGGAGAAGATCCCATTGAGGGGGACGATTTCAGAAGATCAGAAATTGCAGCGCTGACTAAAGAGCCACTAGTGAATAGTATAGGTGTTGGAGGTGTGCAGGGTATAGTAGCATTGTTAACTACGCCAGGTATTCAGCAACAGGCCATGCAAGCTACTTTGGAAATTGTATTCGGATTGCCACCCGCAGACGCTGCAAGAATGGCCGTACCAGCCGTAGCACCTGTAACCAATCAAACCCAAAATAATGAATAACGAACTGCGGTTGAAACAGGAACTGCGGGCAAGTGTTAAAAATATTTGCGAATTATACGGCATACCGGAAATGTTAATACAACCACTAGCAACTATCAATCTAAATACGATGAAAAACAAAGATAAAAAAGCCGACGATAAAAAGCAGGAGGTTAAAAAATTAACCGATGAAGAAAAGAAGTTGATCCAACAAGAGGATCAAAAAAAGAAACTTAAAGCTTTCAATAAAGAAAATATAATTAAATGAGCCGCGTACTTTTGGAAATCGATCACAGCTTACCGAAGTCGGAACTGTTCAAATTTTTAAAGGATAACAAAAAGGCATTGATTGCCCAAAAGAAAGCAACCTTTAAAAGATTCGACGGCGCCCCTAATTTCTATTCTAATTTCAATGTAATAGAAAAAGACGGTACCACAAAAGCCGTGGGTGATACGGTTATCCCTGAAGATGTGGACTCAATAATGGTAGATGTGGCAGCAAACACTTCATTATGGTGCGATACTGCAATGGATGTTTTATTACGTGATTCTGCTAAAAAATCTATCCGCGAAAGGAAAGGTCTGATACCTCACATACACGATCACCTGTATGAAGTGTTGGCCGAAGTGGGGGATGTTAAGAACATTTTCTACCAGGACGTACCGTTGAAACAGTTAGGGTTGAAACAGGAGGGAACCGGGCAGGTGCTGACTTTCAGAACGGAGATAGTGAAAGAATATAATGAAAAAATATTTCATAAGTACCGGCTTAAGAAAATTAAACAACACTCAATAGGCTTACGCTACATCGAGTTGTTATTAGCCATTAATGAACCGGACGATGATTATTATGAAGATGAATACAAAGTTTGGAAGAAATATTTTGATCAAATTATAAATAAAGAAGTACCAGAAGAAAGGGGTTTCTTTTGGGCTGTTCCGCAATACATGTTACTGGAAAACAGTTGCGTGTTAATCGGTGCGAATCAGTTAACCCCAACGCTATCAACATCAGAAAAGCAATCCACCAACGAACAGCCGTCCGATGATGACACTGAGAAGGGGCCGGAAGATAATGTGGTATTTGATGTAGAAGAAGCACTGAAGACAGTAAAATTTTTCTAATCAAAAAGTAAAAACATTATGTTAACGAAAGAGCAAATGGACTCCCTGGTAGCTGATTTAGGCAAACAGGCGGCAGTCGAAATTAAAACGCAGGTGGATGCACTTGATTTGAAATTGGATACTAAGTATAAGGACGTACTAGCGGGTACGGTTACCATCAAGGACTTCAACGAGTTTAAGGAATCAAACATTAAACAGTTAAATGAAGCACTGAAAAAATTGGAAGATATAGCCGAAGCCAATAAAGCACAGGCTGAAAAAATTTCAGGTTTACTGGAAAATCCAACCGGTAAGAAAGACGTTTCAATGGCTGAATTTTTAACACCGTTCATCCCTAAGTTAGCGGAGTTGAAAGCCAAAGGAACCGGATACATTGAGGTAACCGATACCGAAATGAAAGCGGCCGGTATTACCTCTATAGGTGGATCTATTACACCAGGTACGCCGTACCTTCCCGGTTTGGCTGGTACGCCGCTTGAAATGTTCGACATTGTGCAAGCACCTGATTTCATGATCACGCGCGTTGACCTGGGTACTACCGATCAATACAAATTAGCGTGGGTGAACGAAACCGGTATGGAGGGCGCAGTCGATACGAACATTGCGGAAAGCGGTCTGAAACCATTGGTTCAACATAAATTTTCAGTGGAAATTTCCACGGCTGAAAAAGTTGCAGCCTATTCAATTCTTACTGAAGAATTCGAAGAAGACGTACCGGGTTTAGCGTCTGAGGTTCGCGGTATGTTGCAACGCGACGTTATGCGGGCGCTTGATAATGCGATACAGACCAAAGTATTTTTGGCCGCAAAAGCGTTTAACCTCACTCAGTTGGATGCTGATATATATCAAGCCAGTTTGTGGGATGCTGCGTATGCATTGCTTACACAAGTAGGGTTTAATAACTTTACTCCCAATACGCTTGCAGTAAACTGGATCACCAACGCCAAAATGCAGATGGCCAAAAATGCGAATGGTACATATTTGTTACCTCCTTTCAAACAGGAGATATTAGATATGTTGGTTCGTGCTAACAAGATCGAAACTAACGTAGGTTTGGCCGGTGACTTGAAACAGTTCCGGGTACGTATGTACAAAGGGTACACCCTGCGTATGGGTTGGATCAATGATCAATTCATAAAGAACGAGTTCGCTATTTTGGGTGAACTGCGTTATCATGGATTTATCAGTGATAACCGGAAATTCGCATTAGCCAAAGGCGATCTGAATGCAATCGCTGTACAGATCAACGGAACACCTGGTTCATAATAATTCGATAGCATAATGTTGATAGATAAGTCATACTTTGTTTTGGAAATAAATATACCTACCGGGTCGGTACCAGTATTGGATCGACTCAATGGGTTTATTGAACAATACGAAATCGAATTCCTTCATAAAGTGTTAGGGTATCCGTTAGCCGATCAATTCATAGCAGGGTATGCCGCTGTGCCTCCTGCACAAAAATGGGTTAATTTGGCTACGGGTACCACTTACACTTTAAACGGGAAGACGATTAAATGGAACGGGTTATTAATGACTACACCTAAACGTAGCCCAATTGCAAACTACATTTACTATTGGTATTCCCGCGACGCCCATACAAAGACATCTACTATGGGGGAAACGAAAGCCAAAGTGGAAAACAGTGAACCTATTACGCCCGCCTGGAAGATGGTAGCGGCATGGGCAAAAATGCAATTGTGGATTAATGATCTGTTTAATTTCTTAGAAGCCCATAAAGACACATACGGTTTCACCAGAACAAAGTATGACATTCAATGTGAGTTTGGTAATATAAACGAGTTCAATATATAATGGGTAAAACGGTTTTCATAGTTGAAGAAATTGAAAAAGTAGTTGCTAAAACTAATACTGCTTTAACAGCTGCCGGTTTCACTTCAACCGTGTATTATGATTATGGGCATATCAAAGAAATAACACAACGGTTGCAAGAGTTAACCGATAGCCCGAATCATAGTCATGAAAAATTCCCGTTAATAATTTTGCTCACGGATGTTCCTATACAACGCAACATACCAGGGTTTTACGGAAGCGCTAAAATGCGTTTCTTAATTTGCAATATCACACAACCGGAATACACGTCAAAGCAAAGAACGGCTACTAATTTTAAACCGGTTCTACATCCCATTAAGGAAGCGTTTATTGAAGCCCTTACGCAACATGGACAGTTTGTTTTTGAAAGCATACCCATGTTTACTGAAACCGACTGTTACTATTACGGCTCACAGATAAATGATAAGAATGTTTTTAATGATCACATTGATGCTATTGAGTTAGACGGTCTATCCGTAAACGTTACAGAATTTATTTGCTAATTTAATAATCTTCTCCATATGGCTACATTAAGACTAAACAAACCGGTGTGCGCTGTTTCTTACGGTAACGTCGGTTATGGTAACTGCTATTTGGACCCTAAAAAAATTGTTGGGGCTTTCCAGGTAACAGAGGATTTTCTCATTGATCAGGATGCTTTACAGGATCTTCAAAGTTTCTTAGAAGAAAAAGTATTAGCGGTTATCGGTTCTCGTATTTTCCCATATCACAAGTTCATAGGTATCACGGATAACACGGAAGATACTCAAATTGAAACCACTGATTACGGAACAAAAATACCTACCCGTGACGGTGATTACGATCTTACTTTCAGGTTCACCGAAGGCGGGGTACAACTGTTTCAGGAAATGCAGAAGAACGCCGGACCTGGTAAGTATTTTGTATTCTATGATCAGGACGGTGTGTTATACGGCTATAAAACCAAAGCCGGTTTAAGAGGCATACCTATGTTATTCCTTGCAAAACCGTGGAAGTTTGCAACCGGTAGCACTTCAGCGCAGTATCTGTTACAGTTCATCTTTGCGCCGATTTACATCAACTACGGTAACCTGGGTTTTGTTAAAGCAATTGATTTCAATTTCTTTGATATTAAAGGGTTGCAAGATGTTACGTTAGAATTGGTGGATCTGACAGGTAATGTGGCTACGGTTTTAGCGCTTACTTCTATCAGCGCTGTAAACCTGTATACTGCCTTCAGCACTAACTTGGAACAGGTAGCGGCCTGGGTGGTTAAAGATGAAGACGGTAATACCGTACCCGTTACAGGGGTGGCAGCAGTACCGGCCGCACAAGGTGATCAGGGCGGCTTTGCAGTGACTATGGGGTCCACGGAATTTAACGCTGCCGATAAGGTATATATGCAATGGGCCGGGCCGAATGTATTGGCTGAAACACCTATACTGGTAAACGGTTATGATGTTTCCATACCGCTGGAAATAGAGGCGCCAGGTTCGTAATGGTAACTACTATAATTATACTGAACACCGGTTTTAATGTAAACTATTGGAACCGGTGTTCTTTAGAATACTTTTTAAAAGAGACAATAAAAAGCGGTTTCTTTAAGGAATATGATCCGGATAAAAGACTACATATTTTAAAAACAGCGTACCGGTTAATTTGTGAGGCATGACATTGCACGAATTTCAAAGACGGATACATGATTTCAGTATTGAAGATGAAATTGTAAATACTGTTAATGCAACGGAAAGCACCATTACCGGTTTAATCCGTACACAAATGGCTTTTGGTTTGAAGGGGGCTGGGAAAATAAAAAACGTTTTTACTAAGAAATACGATTACTCGTTATGGTGGGGTGATCATCGACAAACTTTAGGTTTACAGATTGATTTCTTTGATTTTAAAGTGACCGGTGAATTTTATAAAAGTATCGGGGTGTTTAAGGTTACATCAACAAGTTATGAGATATACGCCCGAAGTGTAAAGACCCGGAACCTGGTTAAATTATTCACTGAAAATATTTTTAATTTGAATGATGATAGTTTAGACGAATACATACGGGATAGTTTTTTTCCTGAATTAAAAAGAAGAATTGAAATGAAACTAGGGGTGGGGTTTGGTGCATGAGTCATTACGGTAATTATCCTAACCCTGAATTATGCGCGAAGTATGGGTGTTATAAATTGAGAAACGAATTTCACTTTCTTATGTGTGAAGGTTGTTTAATAACTGAAAAAGAAAAACAAGCGTTAATAAATTCAGTGCAACAGAAAGCACAAGTTTACGCGAATGAAATTAAAAAGCTCGTCATATTATACGAAACTTCGGAAGGCGTACCGGCTTATATGGAAGCCGAAGCCGCGCGACTTGCAGGTGTACGTATCCTCGGATATATACCGAACTTGTAGGGAATTAATGATGAACAATTTTTTAAGGTGTTTATGTTATAAAGATTATTCCTCGCTAATTAAATCGGGCGCACCAGATAAGGAGGAATTGTTGTCTGCCTGGTATTTAATCATAAGTGAGTACAACGAACTTAAAAAGATAGATATATCTGAAAGCAAGTATTGGAGCATAACGCAGGAGCTTACACGATTACATAACCATCTATTTTTGTTACAACAGTGTATCGACTATTTATCTTTTGAATATAGTGAAGAAGTAGCAAAGTCATTAAGAAGTTTAGGCTATAGATTCAAATGCCCATCCAAAGACCCGGCAGATTATATAGGGGAACTTTATAAAGTAGCTGAAAAAGCAAAAACAAAATACGTACAAATACAACAATACAATAAACAGCTTAAAGATTTTTTAGCAACGCAGGAAGGTATCGAGCCGGATTACGCGACTTTTGAAACACGGTTAATCGCTATAGAAGAAATGCAACATACCGTTTATGATCTGGAAACTTTATCTGTAAGTAAGTTTATAGCGTTGGAAAATAAACAACGCGATATGATTTTAGCATTAGAATTAAAAGCCGCAAGAAATTAAAAGTTATGTCTGAAAATAATAGCGCTTTTCAATGTGGTATAGTTATCGGGGTTGCGGTAAGCATGCTTATAGGTTTTATATTAACACTATTGTAATATTAAAATATGGCTAACGAAAAAATAGAACGGATTGTAAGTAAAGAGGCCATAGGTTCTTTCCAGGAATTACGCGAATTAGTAGACGCGAATGTAACGGGTTTTGAAAAACTAATTGCAATGGGTGTTCAACTTAACACCTCATTAGGTAAAGCAAAAACATTTAAGGAATTTAATGAAGAAATAGCAAAGCTACGGGCTAATGAATCGGCGCTATCGGGGCAGGTCCAACAGCTTACCGTAGCTTTAGAAGCCTTGCAAAAACAAAAGGCGAAAGGTACCGGCGTAACTTCTGATTTAGATAAAGCGGAAAAAAGATTAAGTGATTCTTACAGCGCTGCCGGTAGAAAGTTAGCTGAAGTACGGGAGCAACAGATCTTAGTAAACGCGGCCAATAAGAAATCGGCACAGGAAACATTAGGACTTGTTGATGCGTACAAGCAGTTAGAAAACGAATATAAAAAAGCGTCGCGCGAAGCGCAAAATCTTACGTTGCAATACGGGGCTAACAGTGTTGAAGCAAAAGAAGCTATTGCGCTTGCTGCCTCGTTAGATGCCCGGTTAAAAGAAGCGGATTTTAGTATAGGCAAGTACGGCAGAAACGTAGGTAATTACGGCAATTCGTTAAAGACCTTAGAAAAGTATTTGGCCGATGTGCGAAACGAATTAACTGCAACAAAGCAGGCAGCGGGTACGGGCCTTTCTATAACCGTTCCTACGGGACCCGCGTCCGTAGGTGCGCGTAACCCACAAGGACCATTAAGAGGCAATGACCAGGCAACCCAGCAAATGGTAAGGTATAGCCGGGCGGTAGGGGAATCTTCCGAAAAAGTTCAGGCGCTACAGAAGCAGGAAGAATTGTTGACGCGTATTGTTAATAGTCAAATTGCCGGCTATGCTTCAGCTACGCAAGAACTAAAAAGTAATGAAAAAGCCTTACAAGCGTTAGGCGCTGCCGGTCTTCAGAATACCGCATTTTATAAAGAACTATTGGCCGATACTGCCCGATTGAAAGATGGTGTGGGGGATTTGAAAGCTGAAATAAAAGCCCTTGCCAGTGATACCCGTCAATTTGATTTAGTTGCCGGGGCGGTCACGGGTTTAGTCAGCGCATTTCAAGTAGGTGCAGCGGTAACTGAAGTATTCACAACAAACAATGAAGATGTACAGGAGAGCATACAACGCCTAACCGCTTTGCAGAATATAGCACAGGGTGTGCAAAGTTTAGCAAACGAATTGACCACCAAAGGTACCGCCTTAAATAAGCTATATAATTTCGTAATTGGAGAAGGGGCAAAAACAAAAGGGGCGAGTACGGTAGCAACCGGTGTGAATACGGTAGCTACTGAAGCAAACACCGTAGCCACTGAAGCCGCTACGGTCGCTACTACGGGGCTATCTACAGCAACGAAAGTATTACGAGGTGCTTTGATTGCTTCAGGCATTGGGGTTCTTATCGCGGCTGTGCTATACCTGGTAAGTAAATTGCAGGATTGGAAGAACGCGGATATAGAGCTTATCAAAAAACAAGCTGAATTAAATGCCACTACTTTAGAAACCATAAGGGTTAATAAGGAGTTGGCCTCGTTGACACAAACCGATGTTGGTACCTACATTCAAGGAATTAAAAACCGGTTGGCTTTTAATCAGGCATATGGTAAAAGTCAGGGGGAAATTTTAGCTAATGAGAAAGAGTTACTACTTGCCAGGCAATTAGCAAACAGCGAAAAGTTTTTTGCAACCGGTGGGTTTACCGCG